TTAGTCTGCATAGATGACCGAAGGGAAGCGATTTACAACCCCTCGAGTTTTGGTGAGGATAGCAAAGATGTTGTCGCCAATCGAGTTGAGTGGGTAGCCAAGTCCTCTGAGGCGGGTGACATCCTCCATTACCCCATCTTCAAAAGAGTCCTCTGTCCACACCTTCCCAGAGAATCCTGCTGCCTTCGTGACTTGGCGTATTGAGCTTTCGCTGTACTCGTAGTTATGGCGATATAAGGCTGGCTTGTGGCGATACTGCATGTAGAAGTATGGCTCCGTGCCCCTGAGCATTTTATACAAAGCCCTTGAACTGGTGATGTTGGGTGTGGTGAGAATAAGAGTGCCTTGTGGTTTGAGGACTCTGTTGACCTCAGCCAGCATGAACATTGGGTCTAATTCCATGTGCTCAATAACTTCACAACAAATAACTACATCAAAAGTCTCGTCTTCAACAGGAATGGGTTCTGTCTCTAAATCAATCCTGTAAGTGGTGGCTTCCAACGTCTTATCTTTAATTGAGACAGTTGACGTGCCGACTGTGGGTAGGTGTTTCTGAAAGTCAGTGACATGGACTTCAAGATCTGGAGCTAGCTGCTGAAGCGACAACGGAATAACTTTTGAAGTTCCTAGCTCTAAGAGCTTGCCCTTTGGCTTTTCTTGTAGAAGTAAGTCAAGAGTGCGAGCCATACGCCGCTTGTGGTTTTGGTGATAAGAATCTTCTTGGGCAATAAGGACTTCTAAGGTATCAACAACCTCTTGTGAAATATCCTTATACGGCTCAGAAATCAATTTTCCGGGCTCCCGCTCCGTTCAGAGACCTTTGTGCAATTGATGCAGATGTCATAGTCCTTACCAGTGAAAGGGCAGGAAGATTGGGTGGTGATGAGGTGCTTACAAAAAAGTTGTTTGAGAAAAAGAAGCATTACTTCCTACTTTCGTGTTTATCTTCGAGGTGCCTTACCAAAGATTGGTATACAAAACGGGTTTTGGCTTCATGCACCTCTTTACAGACGGGGCATGTGAAGTTGCGTTTTTCTGTGGGTCTTGTCGTCTTTTTAGTCATAGAAAGAGACTAGCATAAAAATGCAATTTTCCGGGCTCCCATTCCCTTTTTCTCCAAAGCAGCGTAGGATGGGGGGATGGAGATTAAAGAGTTTGTGATTAAGGATGAAGGTTGGGCTACCGACCTACAACAGGGCCTAGAGATGTACATGATGGCTTTGTATGACTCTGTGGATGCTGAAGAGGGTACTCCTGCAGCCGACATAGAAACTGAGAGTGGTTTAATCTTTTGTGGATGTCACACATGTGAAGCAAGAGAGATTTTAACTTTTATCGTTCTACTGCGTTTGGGTTATATCCTTCTTTAATCTTCTTTGCTTTTCTATCGTCTGAAATAGTAATTAAAGAGATAGCAAGAGCAAGACCAAGATATACAAGTATTGCTTCCATTAGATGTCCTTCTTTAGTTTACGTTTTGCCAACAAAGCATCAAAGTCTTTAACTTTGGTGTCACCCATATAAGACCAAGCGTACCCGCCAGCAATTAAAGCTTCGTTGACAGAGACCTCTGCACCATCAAGATATAGCCACCCAAGAATACGACCGTACTTCTCTGTGCTGTCTGGCTTCTCGGTTTTAATGACAATATCTCCAGCACTAGCAAGCAGAGCTGCAAGTTTCTTTTTAACTTCAAGACCAAGTTCTTTTTCATACTTGTCAGTAGTCCTAGACTCAGGTGTGTCTATACCAGCAAGGCGGACTCGTTGGTAAAAAGACACGTTAAACCCTAAATCAATGTCGACATCGATAGTGTCCCCATCGACTACCTTGTGTACTTTTTTAACTCGGTAGATATACAACTTGAACTACTTAATTGCTTGATTGCAAGTTGGACAGACTTTTGTCTCAGTTGCTGCAGTTTTTGGTTTAGCTGCTCCTGCACCTTTGAACTTAGGACGACCAAAGCCAACAATAGAAATCAATACTCCAGCCTTGTTCTTCTTAAAAGCACGGAGTTGCTTGCACACTTCTCCGCCATTTCGTTGGCTTCCCTTTTTCTTTGAAGAAGTGTTGCCTTCAATACACCAGACAGTTCCATCTTCATTGTCTTTTACAACAATTCCAACATGTGAGATTCGATCAACGCCATCTGCCGGGAAATCAAAATACACGATATCGCCTGGTTCTGGATCTGCAATGTCTCCATCAATCCAAGAGCCAGCTTTCTTAAATGCTTGCGCTCCACCTGGAGTGTAAACAGTGTTAGGGATTTTTACCCCGGCTTCGTTTGCACACCAGTTAACGAAACTTCCGCACCAGGGTTGGAAGTTAGCTTTAGTGTAAGCACCGTACTTTGTTTCGTTATCTTTAGGACCTTCAATAACACCAATCTCTGCTGTAGCAACTTCGATTAAACGAGCCGCTGTGCCTTGCTCTGCCATTTTTAGTCCTTATCCCAATCTGTATCAACTGGTTGTTCTTCTGGCATTGCGCCATCTGGCTTTGCTGCTAGACGTGCTGCAGTTGCATCAATCTCTGCTTCAAGCTTCTTATCGGCTTGTGTGTTCTTTGCATCCATTTCTTTATTAGCAAGCTGTGCTGACATAATGTCTTTAGCACCAGAATTACCAATGAGGATGCCAGCGAGTGTTCCAGTAATAAATGTTGCAATGCTTCCTAAGACGTTAAAGAACATCTTGTCATTCTCTGACTGAGCATTTACTGGCTGTGTTACAAAAAGCAATCCATACAAAATACCAATTGCTGTGCACAGCAAAATAACCCCAAGAATAATTCCAAGGGTAAACTTCAAGCGAGAGTCAAGCTCCGCTTGAGAATATCTATATCTAGCCATTTGGTGTCGCTCCACTATCTGTTGTTGTTGTCTCGCCGTTAAAGACATCCTCGCCTACCAAGTCTACTGGACAAGTGCCAGCAACACTGCAAACAGGAGGCTTGCATTCAGCTATTTCCCAATTCTGTGGTTCTTGGCATGGATATCGATAATGACCCTGATACCCACATCCTGTTAAAAGAAGACCTAGCGCCAATACGCTTAGGAGCCCTAGTTTTCTCATTGTTTCTCCAATACCTTGTCCAAGGTCTATTATCGCTCAAAATAAAGAAGGCGACTGGACCGTTGATTATGGGTCCAGCCGCCTTTTTCCTTAGCATGTCGGGTAAGGAAATCTATATATCTTGATAATTATAGGTAAGTTGTATGTTGTCTTTTGAGGAAAAAGGTGTAGTTTTAGATATATGACTTCAGTACCAATTACTTTTGTGGACCTTATGGGAGACCTCCCAGAGGAGACTCGACCTTACCCCGCCAAAAAAGCTGTTCCAGACTGGTATAAAAAACTGCCTTCATACATAGATGGAGAGCAGGGGACTGTCTACTGGAGTGACATCGGGTTGAACACGGGCACCGCGACAGGAAAAAAGTGCATGCCAATGCTGGATGCTATGACAGCAGGTTACATAATCCCTTTAACCACAGATGTGAAGGTAACAAAAAAAGATGGTCAGCAACTTTTTCAATGGCCTGATTACGATGTTTTAGGGTTTCATCCACCATTACAAATGTCTACTCATCCTCATGTGCAAAAACATCCTGACAATGCAATTCCAAAATTTCACTCACCTTGGACAGTAATAACTCCAAAAGGTTACTCGTGTTTATTTGTTCCTCCAATGAATAGAGATGCAAAAGACCAAATACTTCAATGTATCCCAGCTATCGTTGACACTGATACTTACGCTCATCCAATTAACTTTCCATTTTTAATTGACCCCGACTGGGAGGGGATAATCCCTGCAGGGTATCCAATGGCTCAAGTTATTCCATTTAAAAGAGAATCTTATGAAATGAAGTATGGAGAGAGATCAGACATGATAACTATCCAAAGAAGCATAAGAAAACTAAAAATGAGTTTTTACAATGCATACAAAGATAAGTTTTGGACTAGAAAAGAATATAACTAGTTACTTAAAAAGCTTTTAATCTGTCTTCCATCAAGAACAATAGGGCTTTCTCCATCATGCCAGACTATAAAACCTACTGGCATTTTAGCTCTGTTCTCTAAGAAGTGGTCCCAGTGGTGATGTCTTGTTAGTCCAGCAATTGGATTAACATCGTTATGACCCGTTTCATCTGCTTTTGATGTATTAGGCCATCTGACAAATCGTCCTCGAAGAGTTCTTGGGCACCCTATCTCGGGGTATTCAACACGAAGAATCACATTAAAAAGAAGTTTACCTGCACCATGAGATATAAAAGATGTTTGTTTCTTTTCACCAAAATAAACTAATGTCCACTGTTTTGGTTGTATTACTTGTTTGTCACTACCTGAATCTGTCTTAGCCAACATTGTGGCTCCTATATGTACTGCAATAACAGAAGACTTTCTACTGTTAATTAGATTCTATAGGTTTCCAAAGCATCTGTGAAGGCATATGAGGATTTACTTCATCGGAACCTTGATAAACCTGACCAGTTTCTCTATCAATAAGTAGCCACTTCTCTGGACACTTTGTAGTTATAGAAAGAGTTACTGGTTCTGAAAGAGTTGGGCTACTAAAATTTCCCCATGCTTGAAAGATGGAGCCAGCTTGAATATCTCTATAGTTCATTTCTCCGGGCTCCCGTTCCCTTATACCTTTCGGATGCGCTCTATCAACTCTGTAGAGGAGTAGGTGTGTCTGCGACTATTGTAGTAAATATCTATGTTGTGAGTTATGCAGTAGTCCCTACCTGTGAAATCTTTACCTATGTAGTCTTCACCGATAATTCGAACATCTATAGGCAAGGTCTTGAGTAGATTAAGTAGGTCATCTTCTGTCTCATAAACAACAATTTCATCTACATACTTAACTGCTTTAAGTTGGATTTGACGCTCAATTAGAGATTGAATGGGTTTTCTTTTCTGAGGTCTGTCAATGCTTGGGTCTGCCTGAAGTGCCACTATAAGGTGGTCACAAACTGATTTTGCTTCTTCAAGCATAAGAATGTGTCCTGCGTGTAGAAGGTCAAAACAAGAGGCTGTAAAGCCAACCTTGTTCTGCTTAAACATACGCTCAAGCTCAACCAGTGCTGAAGATTCCATTACTCAATCACCGCATCTTTTATCTTTTTAAGCATTATGTCTTTGGTTCTAGTTTTTGAAAAGTAGTTGTATAGCTTTGCAAGAGGGGGTGTTTTACCAAAAAGAAATTTAGTTTCAACATTAGAAACAGTCTGCTTGTAGATTTCAGGGGTATTAACGTATCTTTTTAAAACAACCTTTTTATCAGTATTAAATCTTACATAGAAAAAGGGGTCTCCTTCTTTAATTGCAAAGTTGTCAAGACCGCTCCACAACAGATAGTCGGCATGGATAGGTCTATACCAACGTCCAATATCAAACCTTCCAGTAGCAATAACCCCGTACTTGGAAGACTCTGTTTGATGAAGGTATGGAGAAATAATCTCCATCTCTAATGGCTCTTCAGAAACAAAAAGCCAAATCATAGAAAGAACCAAAGGTTTGCGATTTTCCATGTAACTGGTTCGCATGGTTGTAGCAGGGTGTATTTGATACTTATTAGGTATTTCCCAGCAATTTTGTTGATGGTTGTATGAAAACCTGCTGTCTACAACGCTGCTGAATACAAAAGTATTTTTATAGTTTTCGGTAAAAGCAGGGCAGTAAAGTATGCTTTGATTTCCTGCTGTCTTATCTTTCATCTTTTTTAAATCAGGAAGAAGCTCTGTAGGGTCGGCATAGAACATATTCCAGTCAATAATGTGGTCTGGACCAACCTCGTAACAAGGTCCCCAATAAACAACAATCTCGTCTTTACTCATCTATAACAGCCTCTTTTATTTTACGAAGAACAATCTCTTTGGTTCGAGATTTAACAAAAGTATCGTATCTGTAAGCTAGGGACTTGAACCTGCCAAGGTTGTTTTTTGTGTCAGCAATGCTTTCAGCTAATTTTTGTAGGTCAGCTGTCATTTCAAAACGTTTAAGGACAACTTTCTTGTCTGTATGAAATCTTGCGTACATTACTGGTTCTTCAGCAAGATGAAATCTGTTTTGACCTTTCCAAAGAATAAACTCTGTTATGCAAGGTCTGTACCACTTAGAGATGTTAAATCGTCCTGGGGTGATACTTCCATAGTGTCTATGAATAGTGTCGTGAAGAATTGGTGGCATAAGCTCCATTTCTACGTCCTCTTCGCAGAAGAAAGTCCAACCAAGAGGAATCCAAATTACCCTTCTATCCTGCATAAAAGGTTCCATCGAACGAGATAATACATATTGATGGTCTTGAACAGCAACAAACTGTTTAGTCTCTGGATTAAATTCATATTTACTATCTACAAGATTTGAAAAGACAAATGTATTAGAAAACATATTTTTATAAGCAGGGCAAAAAAAGATACTGTTGTTGGGGTCACCATCAACTACTCTTTCAGGCTTTAAAGAATCTGTTAAGGATTTTGGGTCCTGATACATCATGTTCCAGTCATAGCGCTCCTCTGCCCTGACAGGGTAGTAAGGAGACCAATAAACCGTAACTTCGTCTTTGCGTGCCATGTGTTTATCATAATACAAATTTCAATTTTCCGGGCTCCCGTTCCCTTAAAAGCATCGGCGCGTTGAGAAATAAGGAGGGGAGGGGGAAGGTAAGGTTGAGAGGTGATTTATGAGTGGAAGATGGATGGGGTCGTCAGGAACTATGGCGATGCTCTGGCTGAGTTAATTACTCCGCCATCTGTGTATAACGCTTGGTACAACGACACCGAAAATATGTACTTCCCTCTTGGAAGTGTTATATGTAATGAAATAATAGATGAAACCTTAAGACAAGGTTACAAACCAATATTTATTTCTTGTGGGTGGCGTGGAGAAGGTTTAGATCCTCAACTTGTAGATGCATGTGAATTTATCGGCGCTCGCGGTCCATATACTCAAATGGAGTTAGAAAAACATGGGGTTGATGTAGAAGTAAGTAAAGACCCTGCGTACATACTTCCAAACATATTAACTAAAGCTGCACCAAACGCATTAGCAATAGTTGTGCGCCACATAAAAGACCCGTCTGATTATAATAAATTTACGCATCATGAGTATGGTGCTGATGCTGTAATAAGCGCTGTTATAGAAACTATCGATGAAACTATTGCAATGGTACATAAGATTTCTGGCGCTAGGTTTGTTCTAGCAGGGTCTATGCACGCTGCAATCACAGCACACGCTTATGATGTCCCTTTTGCTCTACTAGATGGACCATACATTAACTGCTTGCCTAAGTGGTATGACTGGTTTGCTTCGGTAGACTTAGGGGAACCAGTTTTTGTCTCGAACGTAGCCGAGGGACGAAAATGGTATAACGATAATGTTAGGAATAGGAATATAAATGGCATTTGAATACAGCAAAGAAGAGTGGATGCGTCATGCTAATTATGAGCTTGATTTATCTGAAGATGACCCTGAACTAAAAGCTTTTTATATAAAGTTAGTAGACTTTTTTACAGATTATCCTCACACCGAAAATACTCTTTACTTTATGCCAGAAGCTTTAGAAAAGCTATTTCGTCACGAGAACTTAAGGCAGCTAACTGACCACCCAAATGAGTGGGAACAGGTTACAGACGAGCTTTGGAGAAATAAAAGAAATCCAAGAGCCTATTCAAACGATGGAGGACATACAACAATTATGTTCCCGCGGTTTGAAGAAAATCACAGCAATAATAATATAAAGCTTACAAACACTCCACCTAAAATTATGGAACTGTTTGAGAAGTTAAAAGATATTAAAAACTTTTAATTCTTTTTAGAAGGATAGTTTTCAGAGTCATCTGCCCAAAGCTCATCAAAAATTGTTGAAGGCATTTTGTCTCCTTTTTTCTGATGGGCTTTGAGGTGGTCAACCATTTCTTGGGTTGATTCAGCTAAAAAGCTTGTTTCCAACATGTCACCAAAACTACACATTTGACATGTAAGACCTCTAGGTGATGCAAATACATAAACATCATCTGCAAAAAATCTGGCGTAAGACATAGTCATTTCTCCAGTATACGCGTTTAAGACAAATCTTCAAGAAAAACCTCTATAAAGGTTTTATCTTCTTCTGAGAGAGAATCTTTTATTTCTAAGTATTTTCTGTAATTATGTTCTCTAAAGTAGACAGTCTCCCCTTTTGCAGAAAGATTGATTTCAACAAGCCCCATTTGCCAAAGCCTGTTTGCTGTCTCTCCAACATGTTGTACTTGCGCTTGCCAAAGCTCGGGGAAAATCTCTTCGCACAAATCTGTTATTCGGTAGATAGGCTCCCCTGTGTCACCAGAGACTCCGTAAAACTCGACTGCTCCTATTTCTAGAAGAAGTCCAAAAAGGTAGTCTGACCTGTCTTGCTCTGGCTCTTCTGACACTTTATTCCTCTTCGTCAGGGTCTGATTCTGGTTCTTCTAAATCTTCCATATCATCAGGGTCAAAATTAAAAATAACAGCTTCTTCTAATACATCATGTTCTGTAATTATCAAAGCTACAAGTCTTAAAGCTTGTTTGTCTTTAAAACCTGCTTTTACTAAAGACTTAAAAAGCTCATACATCTGCATTGCATCTTCATCTAAAGATGAGATGCCAAGGTCTACCTCGAGTCGATTGAAATCAAAAGACGAAGGTTCTTTGTCCCGAGGCTCTTCGGGTGAGTTCGGCTCACTCATATCTAAAGTGTAGACCTCAAAAAGATTACTTATTTTCTCCTATATATTCGTGAGAATAAGACCATCGATTTGGATTTAATTGCCATCTCATATTTGTACGTTCAATATGTCCATCTAAACGTTTCATGTGGTTTTTTGATGTAGGTTTCCACAAATTAGAAGTGTCTCTATATTCGCCTAAGCGTGGATGAGAAGTCTTTGAAAAATATCTTTTTCCTTGATTTATATAATACTCTGCAACTGCTTCTGAAATTCTTGGGCCAAACCCAAGTCCTTGATAATCAGGATGAACTACTAAACGATGCTCACGCCAAGCATTTTGCACAGTGCCTGACGGATAAGTCATTGCTGCTACATAACCAACTAACTGTTGTTCCCAGATAGCCAAGTAGCTGTGTGAGGCCTTATTGAGCTTTTCGGAGAGATAGTGGTGCGAAGCGAAGTATCCCCAAACGCTGTTGTGGGCAGGATATATGTCGAGAACCAGTTCAGGTCGTTGAAGATACCTTCCTGAGGTCCATTCGCCACGGTCAGTATCAATAACCCAATCTGGCTCAAGGAACTCAAGGATGTCGCGGTGAACAGTTGCCAGCACAACTCCTTTTATGTTGTTACGACGAATGTATTTAGACATTGATGTTGATGCAGCTTTTGCAACATTACGATCTACAACAGATGTGTATTCATCAATGACAGCACCACTTTGCAAAGATAGTGCTAAGTCAGCACGAAACTTCTGTCCATTTGATAAAACCTGATAAGGCTTTACCCACTCAGGAACAGACATAAGTCCTGCTGCAGATAAGCGCTCACTTGCATCTACTGGATTATCAAAGTGAGATGCAATTGATTTGTTGTAGTCCCAAGTTGGGATTACTGGATTTCCAAAAGATTGGAGGAGAGTTGACTTACCTGTCCCAGAGGCACCAACGATTACGCCAAGATTAAACTCACTAGGAAGTTTTGGAAGAACAAACGGGTGAAAGGTTGAAAGACCGTTTGTTTCGTAATCGAAGGGACGAACAAGCTCTTGTGTAAGGCTGTCCATCTTAACTGTTGAGGTCAAAGGGGTAGATGACCTATCTAGTTTTTGCCAACTCTCCATAGCTCCAGGCTATCAGAGAAAGTTAAAAAAGTCCAGGCTTAGAGTAAGTCAAACCAAGAAATTGAGCCGACTACGCTGCCAGTCGAGGCAATTGTTTTTACTCCCACCACATAGACATCGCTGACTGGTCCACCAACTGATGAAGCGTTGGTTCTTCCTAGTTGAAGAGCAAAGTTGGCAATACCGTTTACATCAAGTCCAACAGCTGAGCTTTTTCCAGAGTTACCTGGTCCAGAGCCACCAGCCATAAAATACTCTCCTACAACAGTTCCACCAACCATTGAAGTGGCTGAATTATTATATTCAATGTTTTGATTTGAATGAGTTGACCAAGTTCCGCCAGTTACTGAGGTTGGATTCTTAATTAAAGCAACAATAAAATTTTGGTCAGTTGTTGGAAGTGCAGCAAAGTTTGCTGGAACAATCACAGAGTCTTCTCTGCCAGAAGCCATTCTTATAGATACAACTGGATAAAAAGATGTTCCTACAGAAATAGGTACATCACGAGAAGCTGTCCAAGAACTAGATTGTTTTTGGTATCCGCCATTAGATATAACTGAAATACAGATTTGCTTAAAAGTGCTTGAAGAGTTTGTAGTTCCTGTATTTTCTATTTCATATCTACATGGAAGAGATGCAGTTGTTATATAGACACGGTCTATACGATTTGCGTGATTAAACTGATGAGCAATAATAAATACTCCATCAATTGCAAACCCTAAACGAACTGAGCCAACGCCAAGCCATTCATACTCAGAGAACATAATTTGAGCCTTAGTCAAATCAAGGACAACATCACTTGGACCGCTACCGTCAAGTTTGTCCATGTTCCATTCAGATTGAGGGACGCGGGTTTCTACGATTTGACCGCTTGTATACGAACGTTTAACAAAATTTACTGTTGTGCCATCAAGCTCTAAATAAAAACCATTGTGAGTAGAAAAATACCCAACTCTTTGGCGCAGGTTTGTTTTTGGTGCAGCAAGGACAAAAGTCTGAAGAACTTGAAGAGACTTACCTGGTTGGTATGAAAAGACCTTTTTTGTCTCTCTGTAAAGCTTGTCCCCCGAGGCTGTGCCAATAGTTAGTGCAGCCGTGCTTTGCTCTTGAATATGAGTTGCAGAAGCAGTTCCAGAAGTTACATCACTAAAGTCTCCATTTTGACTATATCTATGAGAAGCATCAAATAAAGTAAAGCCTTCGGATACTTTTGTACGACCGAACATGTCAGTGCGATATGCATTGATTTGGTCACGGGAGGGCTTCGAGACATTATTTAATGGTGATGAAGACATGTATTATATTGTAAAGCAAAAACAAGACCCGAGAAGGTCCTAAGGCTAAAGAATTGGATGTAGAATAGAACTATGAAATGTCTATGCGGATTTGAACAAATGCCTAATAACGGGCGAGTCTTGGCTAACCACGTCCAAGCATGCATGATTGATGGTCCTTGTAAGGACATTCTTCCTCTACCTGAGGTCGTATGGCGCGATGGTGGTTTCTCTGTTGTACGAGCCGCTGAAGAAGGCGAGCAGGTATATGACATTGGTCTTGTCCGCTATAACGCTCCTGAAGAGGAAAAAGAAGAGGCAGTTGTTGTCGTAGAAGAAACACCTGCTGAAGAAGCCCCTGCTTCAGAGGAATAATTACTTTCTGCTGTAGGCTTTAGTTATGCCTTTACACAACCATTTACTAGTAAACGGGTGGACACTTAATCCACCGACTGACGAAACACTTGTTATCAATTGGATGCGTGAGCTTGTTGAATCCATTGATATGAAGGTCATTCAAGGACCTTACGCCTCATATGTAACTGCTGAAGGAAACCGTGGTTTAACAGCAGTAGTTATGATTGAGACTTCTCATATTGCTATGCATATTTGGGATGAAGATAAACCTTCAAAAGTCCAGTTTGATTTATATACATGTGGAGAGCTTCCTGTAAAACAGGTGCTAGACAATCTTGAAACTAATCTCAGTCTTTTTGACTACACCTATGTGGTTCTTGAAAGAACTGATGGATTTACTATCGAAGACTTTACAAAGCCTTCAAAGTAATTCAGACTCGTCAACGATATCTAAAGCTTTCTCAAAGAAAGCATCTTCTTGTTTGATGTAGTGATGTCTGCAAAAGAATAGATGTCCTGCTTCAAAAGTAACACGATAATATGCTTGATGACCGCAAGCGTCGCAGCGTTCGCGGGGAGTTATATATTCAAGCGGTGTGTTGTCTAGCTTTATGATTTGAGTAGTCTCACTCATGGCTCATCTGCTCATATATGTCTTTGCACATTGGGCAGATGGGAAATTTTTTTGGATCACGAGAAGGAACCCAAACTTTCCCACACAAAGCCATAATTGGTGTCCCATTGATTAATGCTTCCATAATCTCATCTTTTGGAGCATAGTGGGAGTAACGCTCGTGGTCGCCGTTTTCGTAGACGGTACGAGTGTCTTCTTGGCTTTGCGTGCCAGAACCTAACAGGGTCATACTGATGATTCTAATACTCGATTGGTATGAGTGATTTTAAAACTAGGTCTTTAGGCATCACGGCGATATGACTAGATAAGTCATCTCTGCCAAAGCTAATTAAGAAATTGTCCTTGTGGGCAACTAAACCAGCAGCAAATTCAACCCCTGACTTGAAGAACTGAAAGCCTTTAGAAATCTCCAAAATACTGCCTTCAATATTAAATCTTACAAAGTAATGAATGTAATTTCTGACAGAGGCATTTTGAGTGCTAAATCGTTTTGGCTCCCACCTAGCCTCGTTTCTTACAAAAGTTCTATGCATAACTCCAAGATATGTTCCATCTTCTAAAAGAAGCAAGTTTGTGTTGCCTCGAAGTTGTGAAAGCTTTCTTACATCTGTAAAAAGCATTGTCATCATATTATTTTGAACTGTGGAGTTTGGTCCATAAATAAAGTCAAAATGTGGATTTGGTTCGTAAGGCAGCATCCAATTCTTTTCTGGACGCTGAGTATCCATACCATTTAAGACTTCAAAACTTACAAGCTTTGTGCACTTTGGGTCAAGACGGGCAATTGCCATACGTGCATATGGGACTTCTTCTTTATCCATAATTACACAGGTTATGTGCCAAGCACCATCTCGATAAAAAACTTTAGGGTCTTCTAAACCTCGTTTTAAATCCCCTGCAATAGAAGTATCTATCTGTCTTAGATTTTCTAACTTCCATTCTTTATTAAACTCGCCCCAGTATATTTTTGAAGTGATGAGATTACCTTCGGTAACGGTATAACTTCCGTTATCCATAATTACATAATTACTTGAGCGCAAAGCTCCAACATACTTATTTTTGTAGTTTCCAATAGAAAGATTAGTTGCACCCCAATTTTTATTGTTAGGGTCAATTAATCGACGGACATCAATTACATGTCCGCCTAAATCTCTAATGTAAGGAAACTTTGAAAAATCCATCTACAGTCCTATAAAGTGCTTTACCAAAAATGTTGTTGCAAGAATGGTCCAAAGAATGTTAAACCAGATAAGAGTTGGTAGTGTTTTAATAGTTGCTGACCAAATTAGTAGAATACTTGTGATAAATGCAAATATATACAGCCACCAAATAGAAATACCAAAGAGCAAACCTGGAATGATGATGAGTGCTTTAGTGGTGAATGCTAGAAACTCAACGGTGTTAGGAACATTCCAATATTCACGTTGACCCATCGTCTGTAGTGCTTTGACCCACTGGAAATGTTTCTTCACATTCCCATCAAAGACTTCTTGGTTTGTGTAGAAGTTTGGGTCTTTGTATTGGTAGTTTTTTGGTGTTTTATTGTTTTTCATTCATCTTCTCCAAGAACTCGTCGTGGGTAATTGCTTCATTGTCTGCTACATATTGAATAAGTTTTTTAAAGCTTGTATATCTTTGTTCCATAAAAGTTCTTGTAAAATTATAGAACTCAAATAGCTTGTGGTGTTCTATAAACTTTTTATTTTTAAGCCCGAGAAGAATATAAGACCATGAATCAATTTCAAAGAAATTGTGGTCTATAAAATCATTAAGGATAAAGGCTCTTTTATTATTTATATCTAAATAACGTTTTGATGAAGCAGGTGCATTTTCGTAGGTGTAGTGCTCCCAAAACTCTGTATCGGTTCTTCCACTCATGTAATGAGCATAAATAAAGCCAATGACTTCTTCTTGATTCTTACGCCAGAAGTTATTGAAATCATCAATAATACTTTGGTCTTTTGTATACATAAGTTCTACATTGCCAAGTAATGCACTAGACCAATCAATAACAGTTGACCATATAGAAGTAGCTTCTAGCGGTTCAACAAAACCTGCAGAAAGACCAATCGTAAATACATTCTTTTTCCAAGGTTCTGATAAATAACCTGGTTCCCAACTAAATGATTTTTCCCTAGGCCATTCAGGTTCATAGCCAAGATAATCAATAATCTCTTCTCTTGCTTGAGCATCATCAATCATGTTGCTATTAAAAACATAACCGCAACCATAACGAGATTGAAGAGGAATCTTCCACATCCACCCATACTTCATTGCTACTGCTTCTGTGTATGGAGGGATAGGACTTTCTATATCAAGGAAGAAAGGCATAGCAGCATTGACAGTTAAATGGTCTTTAGCAGACACCCAACTAGCTCCCATCTTTTCGTATTGAAAAATTGGATCTGATGCTGGATAAAATTCTTCTCTATGTGGTTTGAAGGCAACCTTGTTCTGCTCACATAAGCGGGTCATAAAACACCACTCTTCTTGAGGTTCTTGTAGTTTTGCTACCTGTGTAAAAAGAGCTGGTGTACCAGAGACATATCTTTCTAAAGAAACCTCTGTAGCAGCAACATTACCAAAACCAACAAATGGGTGATAGAACCAATCAGAATCTCCACCTTTATGCCAATTTGTAAACTTAATACCCTGCTTAAGTGTTACATCTGCTTCTTGAATTAATTTAGAAACAGGTATTTGTAGTACGTCTAAAAAGCTAATTAGTTGAGGAGTTGCTCCCTCACCAGCACCAAGAATACCGATTTTGTCTGACTCGATTAAGGTTATTCTTTTTGTTGGAAGAACTGTCTTTGCATAAAGAGCAACGAGCCACCCTGCTGTACCACCACCAATGATGGTCACATTCTTTATGTCTCTAAGCTCCATCAGTTGTACTCTTTCTTATTCCATATGTTATTTCGGTAATGTCCAAACATTTTGGTCATACCGTCCCACATTCTCTTTTCTGCTTTTTTACCAAGGGTCTCGTCAAACTCTGATTCCCAAGCATCGCGCTTAAATGGGAAGATTTGATAAATAGGAGTTCCTGCTGGAATTACTCCTTCAAAATTATCTTTCATATAAAAAGGTAAGTGCCCGTGAGGCATTATTGAATCAGAATCGTGGATACCGTTCAAAGTTGTAAACGGGAGGTCATAACGATTAAACGGATGAGTTATAAGAACACTATAACCTGGAGGAGTTTGAATTGAGAAAGGTGTTACCCAAGCGTATTGCTGAGGATAGTGTCCTGCAGGAATAGGAAGAAGTTCCATACCATGACTACTTCTGTCATTGATTGGGGTAGGGTCTACAAGCCAATCTAGTTTTAAACCATCTGGTCGTCTTGTTACTTGAACATCTTGCCAAAGAGTTGCTGTATATCCGCAAATCATCGCGTCAAAAAATGGAACGCACATCTTCATACCAATATTAGAACGAGCACCTCGTTCGGTATAAATAATAGAAGCTTCCTTGCCATCTATAAATCTAGGAGATTTTTTATACCAATCTGGAACTACATTTCTAACGGGTACAGGAAGTTCAGGGTAGTCGTGACTTCTTCCAAACTTGATTATCTTTTTTCCCATGATGAGAGCCTATCCTACTTAGACTCAAAACCATCGAGAACATCCACTTCATTTACAAATGTAATTACACAATTCCAAGAGCAGAAATGTTTATCTTCGCCGTTGTGGCTGAGGATGATGTACTTCTGCTTATTTGTGTAGTTATTTTCAATCCAAGCTTCGCAGGTGGGTGCGTCGCAGTGTAGGGCTAGTGCCATGTCATTTCGTCTCTCTTGTCGTTATTGTTGCTTCTACCTGCAGTCTATGTGTTAGACCTTAGGGTGTCAACCTACCCTTGCTTTTGGGTTTAGCAGTTCCCGCAGGAGCACGAGTGGAAGACTGCTTTACTTTCGCAGGAGCAGAGGCTGATGGCTTCGTGACGGGAGCTTTCCCGTGCGTCGGACTTGGCGCTACAGGTGCAGTCTCTGGTGTTGCTAACGGTGCATCTGCAAGTGCCTTCTGTTTCGCAATTACAGTTTTCCAAAACGCGATTGGATCCAAAAACCCTGAGCCATCTGCTGACCATAGGTGTTTCTTCCCTTCATGTATTTCCCAGTGGAGATGCTTTCCCGTGGAAGCACCAGTGGTGCCCATTTTACCAATAACAGTGCCAGCTTCAATCTTTTGACCCTTTTTAACTTTCAGCGAGTCTTTAACCATATGAGCGTATGTGTGAGTCATCCACACGCCATCAACCTCAGACAACACTCTTACGTAATAACCATAACCATCTGGTTCACCATTTGCTTTCTTCTTCTCGGAAGGACCTGCATAGAGCACAGTGCCGTCAGAGGCTGATTCTATATAGCATGGTTCTTGAGAAGACCAAATGTCTATTCCATTGTGGTGCTTTTTACGCTTTTCAATCGGATGAATTCTCCAACCAAAGGGAGATGTTATTTTCCAGTTCTTTCCCTGAACTCCATCAATAGGAAATTGTGCTTTTGCCATTACTACCTACCTTAAATAAAAATACAATATTTTTAGTTTAAGAGAGGTAGTCGCGCTCTATTCTGTATACACAGTGTTCGATGCCTGTACCTACGGGGTTTATATAGGTAAAAACTGCTTCTGTCTTAATAAAACCAGATTTTTCTAATACACGGTGGCTTTTTACATTATCTGGTTGAACATAAGCCTCTAGATAATCTAAATTAAAAATATCAAAAGAGTATTGTTTTATAAGAATAACTGCGTTAGTTGCTATGTTTCTATTAGAGAGTTGAGAGTCAACCCAGTAACTAATAAGTCCGCTGTTTGTTATTTTGTCGATTTGTATAATAATTTGACCGCAGATGTGGTTTTGCCAAAAAATATTAAAAACTTTTGGAATCGAACCTTCTTTAAGAGGAATTCGATATTTTTCTATAAGTTCTAAATTTCTATTGTAAATCTCTTCAAGAGCTGTTGAATTAAAAGTTGTTGCATTAGATACAGAAACCAGACCCTGCGATAAGTTCACAAGGTCTGGTTCTATGAATTCTTTGGTGCGCTCCAACTACTCTGCTGGTTCTTCAGCTGGAGGTGCAAGAACTTCGGTAACAAAAACATCTGTATCCTCTGGACGATTCAAGTTTTCGTTAGGCACCCAATCTTTCATACCTGCTGCTTCTAGTGCAGCGAAGTATGGAGCTTCAAGACTTGCTCTATCTGCTTCAATAGCAGGATTGTCATGGTCTGTTGATAGCTCAATCATTTTGGCGCGAAGCCAAGCAACCTTTTCTTTAGGGTCTTCAAAATCAGGGATTTGAATTGCCATTGTGGTCCTTCCTTGTGCTTTGGTATTCAATCATAGCATTATTACTTATGAAGAATGCTTTTAACTTCTTGTTCGACTAGACGCTTTCTAAGCGCAGTGTTCTCTCTTTGCAAGGCAATATTCTGTTTCCAGAATAAGCCCATAACTGTTAAACAACCGAGTAGTGCAATTATTGTCGCGATTACATCGCCTTGGGTAAACATCATGAGACTATTATGTGGGAGAGTCTGCTGGCACGTCAACAGACTCGCCCAACGTTAACCCCTACTTGAGTAGAACCCTTTAGCCTTGAACATGACAGGTGGGGATGAAAAGACTCTCATCATCTCTTCCCCGCACTCCGTGCAGGTCACCAGTTCTTCGGCAGCAGTCATGGAACGAACGACTTCTCTGTGGTGCTCGTTAGAACACTTATAGTCGTAAGTTGCCATTACTTATCTTTTTGGTTCTCCACAATAAGCTTAATCTCGCATGCGTCTGTGGTGCAGTAAGCATCGCCAATAGCATCAGCTGCTAGTCCTGCATACACGCCAGAGAAATCAATAGGGAAGAGTTTCATTATAGAATCTTCATACTCTTCTTCAGTGATTTGGGTGTAAGGCATTTGTGGGTATGTGAAGTTTCCTGAAGGTAGGAATGAGACAGTTTTAAGCTGTCCGTCATACATGTGAAGGACTGTGCCTACATGCTCTGATTCCTTTTCAGGATCGAATGAAACTGTGACAGATACAGAGTTATCAGACCAATAGTGTTGTGCAGTTGCAGCAAGGCTCATCTTCTCAAAGATGGTTACATCTTTCTCTGCACGAGATGCGCCAGATTTAATTGGAAAGAAAACAACACTAGTTGTATCTGGAGATTCAGATGCTGGTTCTACTGTGTAGTTAGCCATCTTAAAAAGTGGGAGCATTGGGTCTGTGTTTCCAAAACGAATTGCTCGCTTGAAGAACTTACCACCTGGAGTCCAGTGAACTCCTGGTGATTCACCTGCAAGGATTGAAACAGTTCCTGATGGTTTTACAGTAGTTGTTTTGATTGATTCACGGATACCAAGCCACTCAGAGTAAGTAACATCATAGCTTTTAATTGTTGCGTATCCATCGTCCATCCACTTTCGTAGGACTGGGAGTCCGTGGAGGTCTGCAAAGTTTGCAACTCCCGACATAGACGTTCCAATTCTTCGGTTACGTTGCATAATTGCATTTGTCTCTTCCCAGTGTGTTGGAAGGAGAGTGACAGTTTTTGCGTAGAGATATGCGAATTTAAGTGTTCGCTTGTAATCTTCGATTGAGTCGTGACGGTTGAGGTAAGTTTCAACGAGAGTGCAGCACTCATAGGATTCAAGTGACTGCTCTGCACACGGGTTGTAACCTGCAACTCGGTGGTCTTTGTTGTTGATTGGGTCTGCAAGTCTTCCGTATTGTTTAGAAACATCCAGCCAAATTACACCAGGCTCACCGTTTCTGGCAATACCCTCAACAATGTTTGAAAGGTCTTGTCCTACTTCAACAGAGACAGAGTTGTTAGACATCCAAGCCCAACCGGGTGCATCTGCATCATAAGAGTTACGCTGTGGGAACTTCTCTGCATTCTTCAAGTTCAAGAAGTTATCATCATCTAGACGACCAATTAAAAGCTCTGCTGAACGACGAACGTTTCCTGAGACAACACAAACGCCAATAAGATTTCCAATATCTGCAATGTCTACACGTGTGAGCTTCTCACCTCCACGTCCAGCAAACATTTTGCGGATGTGGTTGTGTAATTTAATTAGTGGGTCGGGTCCTGCTGCTGTTCCACCAAAAGTTTTGATTGGCTCTCCGAGCGGGCGGATTTCTTTGTAATCAAATACTGGAGCCGCCGTATCTGGTCGTAGGAAAGCATCGAGGAGGGCTGTGGTTGATTCCACCCATCCTTCTCTGGTGTCTGGGATGACATAGGTCTCTCCTTCTTCTGGTGTGTAGATTGTAAAGTCTTTGTCAGCACCTTTGTCATCAAAACCAACACCAACGCCAAGCATTGATGCTTCCATAAGAAATCCAAAAGGTTTTGATGGATTGTTCTTTGTCATCTCTGCAGTTGAAACAAATGCGCAGTTTTGAAGTGCTGCTGAGTTTCTCTGGACATTAACAATGTTAGTTCCCATTACCCAAAGTCCACGTCCTGGTGGAGTCCACTTCAAGTTGAATAAACGGTCAAATGCTTCTTTTGCAGATGCTTGTGCGCGAGAGTCATTCCAAGGAAGACGCTGTGATTTGCAATGGTCTTTTTGAATTGAGTACATACCATTAACAACTCGTTCGCAAACATCTGACCAAGATTCTTTAGTTCCATCTTCTTTTAATCGTGAGTATGTGCGAAGAAATGTAATCTCACCTACGGAGTTACCTGCTGCATCTGTATAACCAAATGGCGCTTTCTTATCCTTATATGTTGCAACAAAGTCTTTTGACAAGGAAAAAGAGAAAGCGATACTCACGGTGGCTCCTAAAGGTAAAAGGGGTTTAAAAAATTTAAGGTGAGTCTATAGTTTATCGCGAAAAAGTAAAGGCGATGAATTACTTGACTTTATTCCAGCCAGAGTGTTGTCCTGCGCATCCTTGTTTAGGACAACGAGGACGACCATGGCCGTCATCATACTCACGAGGACGTCCACAATATGGACACTTGTCACGCAGATTTTCAGGAAGCTTCTCAGGGGTTGGTCTCATTGTGGCTCCTCTCAAGATTATTATCCCCTAGAAAAAATATGTTCATTTCTAATTCCTTGGCTATTTCAAGCTCTAAACAGGCACCAGCTGATTTCTCCCAACCGTGAAGCATTACTATAGATTCACACTTTAAAAGTGCTTCAATGTCTCGACGCATATAGAACTTGCGTGGGTATATGTAATTTGAGTCAAATTCCTCTGCTGGGTTCCATACATTAAAACCTTGATTTCTAAGCCATTCTGCTGCTTTATTGAATGTCGGACGGTTGTAGTCAGGTAGCCCTGTCATTGGTCCAGATAGATAATAAATGTTTGTTGGTTGTTGTTGTTGTTTGCCAAGATTGGCTAATACTCGTGGATTCAGCATCAGTGATTGTGACTTGAGATGAGGGTATCTTCATAACCACACTCACCACATTCAATAGTTTCTATTGAACCTTCAATGTCATAACTTAAATATAACTGTCCCTCGATTTCAGTGTCATCTGGGATACCTGCTTTATCAACATTTGCAAGCCACTGCCGAACATCTGAAACATAACGTGGATTACCATTACCTGCATCCATAAAAATAAAAAGAGCTGCAGAAGTTGTGTTTGTCTTTTTACTATCAAGAGGATTATCTTCATATTCAAAATCTAGATAATCTTCATTCTCTACATCTTCTTGTGCTTCAGGAGATGGAATAGACATTATTTGAGTAAGAACAAAATCTACATGGGAATCTGCAATATCTTTACAAATTGAGTATTGACTGTCTTTAGTGTTCAAGTCCCATTCAAGAGGTGACTCTTCTCGGTTGTTAGGATCAAAACCGCCAGCCATCATCATCTGAAGGGTGAGAGCCTCTTTTAATTCGTCAATTTGCACTGCCCTGTTTCCTTAAGTCTTTTCGAACAATAAGCTTTCTTATTGGGGTACAACATCCATCACATCCGTGAATTGAATTGTAGATGTCCTTACTAAGCATAAACTCGTCAGGGTCTGGATGTCCGACGCCATGCTCGCAGATTCTCTCCATAATTCCAAGGTCTTCCCGCCAGTTCTGTGGCAGGTGGCGCATATGGTGTTTAGAGCGGTTGTGGATGGTGCAAAACTCTTTTAAGCACTGGTCTTCAGGATGGACGTCCTTTAGCCTTACCGAGGAGTGCTCTAATTTAAATGTCTTTGGTTTTGCCATAAAACAATCCTACAGGTGTAGGGTGTGGTTATGGAACACTACAACGTAGTAATTGCAACGCCTGGTTCTGATATGAAGGCGGATTTTGTAAAGAGCCTGATAGAGACTACAAAATGGCTTAATCACAAAGGTTTGAAGTATCACTTTGTATCTCAATATTCGAGCTTTGTTCCAAGCGCCAGAGAGAACACTGCAACCGACTCTTACGGGGCGGATTGGCAAGCGGTGGCTTTTGGGGGTGGAGCCTTTACCTATGAAAAGATTATTTGGATAGATTCAGACATCTCTTGGTCTGTGAAAGATTTTGAGTTAATTTTGAAAAGCGATAAGGACATCATCTCTGGAATGATGGCTATAGGTCGAGATGGTCGTATAGGGGCTATGAGGGTTAATGAAGCAGGACATCCTGTCTCTCTAAACGCTGTGGAGTTTCTAGTAGAGGGTGAGCCTGTCAGGGTTGATGGGGTAGGTTTTGGATTCTTGGGGGTCAAGTCTGGGGTCTTTGAGAAGATGGCTAGGCCATGGTTCAAGATTCGAGAGATTGGGGTTGAAGGGGCAGACTTTCCTGTCATGTTGGGGGAGGACTACTCTTGGTGTGTTGGGGCTAAAGAGGCTGGGTTCCAGATTTGGCTACATCCCTTGGTCAGGGTTGAGCATCATAAGGCAGTCATTTTTACTGTCTAAATGTCGACATTTGAGGCAGATTTCTCTGCATGGTCGATTATTCAAAATCTAGTGTTTGGTGTATAGTTTTTAGAGTTACTATCATCAAAAAAGTTCAGCCTTTTTTGTAAAATCCTGATAGTAGTTTATTTGGGCTGTAAAAATAACTATCAAGAAAAAAGCTAAAAAACTTTACAAACTGCGATAGTTATTTTTTTCATTGTAAAACATACTATCAAGAAAAATAAAAAGTTTTTTAAAAAATCGTGATAGTACAGTTTTTTGCAGGAAGGTCTCTACTATCAAAGAAAATTCAAAAACTTTTTAAAAATCGTGATAGTAAAAATAAAAACTATACTTAATATTTTAATATTCAACCTATTTCCTATACGCGTATGAGAAAAAAGTTTCACCCCCTAAGAAAATGGGTTGAGAATTCGAATATTTAAAACTAGTATTAGGTTGTATTTAAAAATAGTGTATGGTAGTATCTAAGTCCCAGATTGGGGTGGAAATTGGTGGAAGGATTTAGGTTGACAAGTTCTCTAGTGTTAGGTAATAATACTTTTATGAATGACAAAATGACAGTGACTCCTGAGAGAGTCAAGTATGTGATTGCTGGTCGTTTGATGAAAGATTGGTTTCCTACAAGGATTCCACTAGATGCAGACGAGTGGTTAAAAATCGCAACCAGAGATGCTGAGGCAGTGGTTGACGAATTGATGGCTCATGGACTTTTGAAAGTTGAAGGTGCCAAATGAGTTGGGAACAAGTAGCAGTTATTGGGGTAGTAAATTTCTTTAGTGTTTTTATGGCGATGTTTATTATTTCTGCCATAAACGCATTTAGAGAAGCACGACGCAAAAATGAGTTCCTCGAGAGAATGCTTGGGGGCTTGATTGAAAAAGCTGAGACGGATACTCAGTTCAGAAACATCATGGGGTGGAACTTCATGGGAAACGAGAGAGACAACAATGACGAACGCTAGAGATGCACTAGCCATGCTAGGACTTAGTGCAGAAGAAGCAGTTGAGGCAGATGAAAGTCTGACTCGCAAACCAAGTCGTGACAAGAGGATTTGCCTCTGTGGTCACGCTATAAACAAACACTCAACCGACGCTGGTTTGGTTATATGTGTACCAAGCAGATACAACTGCCCTTGTAAAAATCTTCGTCCAGTAGTTGAGGTTGAAGACACCAGACTGTTCCTGAGAAAGACCAGTGGTCCTGGAGTAGAACACGCTTTGACTCGTGGACTTGCTGCATCCTTCAGTGCAGACAAAAATGTTGAGTGGATTGAAAATCCTAAATGTGACAAGTGCTCGATTGAAGCAACTCCAGCAGGAGATGTGAGAATTGTGCCAACAGCAGTCACTGAGTATAAAACCGTCTCTTATGAAGCGACTGGTTACGATGCTCTTCTTTGCGAGAATTGTCTTGAGGCGATACGATGAAAAAACAACTAATACCCATCCTTTGGGATATGACTGTTAATCGTGAAATCTCCCCAGAGGCTTATTAAAAAATTATTCAGCAGGTCGGGGATATTTCTGATGGTGCCATTTTGGATAAAGTCGGAAAGCTTGAACAAATGGTTAAAGATTGGGAAGCCTCGATGGGTGAGGAAGATAAGACTTTCTATACCCTCGGGATTCGTCGAGCCATCGATGTCCTTGTGGACAACGACCCTGACATCTTGAAGCAACTGCCTATCCTTGAAAAGGAAGACACCCCAGATGAGCGGTAAAGAAAAAATCACCTTGACTAAAGAGGAAGCCGTAACCGCTCTACGGATTGCTCGAGCAGGTGGATGGCACCGACACCGAGAACTCAATGAGAGTGCTTGGCCCAAAGGCAAAAACCAATTTGTAGATGACTCAAGTCGTCTTATAAAAAAGCTTGAAGAATTTTTAGACGTTGACGTCTAACTAGCAGGTTCTTGCTTTTACACCTCCCCCAAGGTAGTCTTCGGAAAACCAGAACGGAGGTTTACTGTGATCGAATTCTTCCTTCTTGCTTGGTCCGAGTTGATGCAAGTCTTGCTTTTGCTTTTGGCAGTTATGGCTTAATTTTCGACTCGACACGCCGACCAGAATCACTTTTTATTCACCCATTTTGTGCTGCCGTCCAACACTTTGAAACCCATTGATTTACGCTCATTTCAGAGTTTTGGCCCAAACTTTTGTTTATAAAGGACTCTTTTCTTGCAGCATTTTTGAAAAAATACTTAGAAGGAACTTGTTCATGAACAAAGCAGCACTCGAGTCCTACCTACGGAACCTCCTTGGTCAGGTCATCGGCGCAGTAATGATTGTTAGTCAGACCAGTGGCGTGGGCTCTCCACTCGACTTCGGTTCTGGCGAATGGCTACTTGTAGCCAACGCACTATGGGCATCTGTTATCCCAACGGCACTCCGCTGGATTAACAAGAAGGACCCAGCATTTGGCCGCATCGCAGTAGCCGCTGCTGCCGAAGTTACTAAGAAACTTGCCACCGAGGCTGCAAAGCCAAAGAAGGCTCCAGCAAAGAAGAAGTCCTAACAAAGGAATAACTTTAAGATGCCAATGACCCCAGAGGAGCTGAACGCTCACGTTGAGAAGGAGCTCAGCCTTAAAGCTGACATTGAGAGTTTGGTTACTCTCATGCGTAACGCTGAGTATCGAACCAAAACCGAAAAGATGTATTACGCCGACCAACTCGTTGAGAAGCGTGCAGAACTCAGGAGACATCTCGGCATTGACGAATAGCTGGGGGTAAAAATTTTGACCGACCTCCAGATTTTTGACGGCAAGGGTGACGATGAGCCAAATGAACCGCTCATCGACACCCCTGTCGACATGCGGCCCGATTTGTCTGAATTGGGTTTTATCGAGCATGACCGCGGCATAGTTGAAGATACCTATGAGAACCGCTTGCTTTTACGCCAACATAACTTTCAATGGGTTCCCGTCTATACAGAGAACGGACACCCGACTGGGCTAATTGAGGCCCGCTCCCTTGAGCAGATGAAGGAACGGCGACTCATGTCGCTCTCCAGCAAAAGGGCCCTATTAAGCGAACCACTTCAGAATAACTCCGATTACTTGACGGGTCTGGATCTGGTTGTTGATTCAGAGGCGTGCAAACTCGTACCGCCTTGGGTACTCGGCGCGACCCGCGCCTACCTAAAAGAGCAGGAAGATGGCGGACCGCCAACGGCTCGGCGAGCGCCAAAAGCATTACCTATGCGTTGCCGTGCCCACACATCCGAGGGCATCCGCTGCATGCTGTGGTCATCGGGGCGTATGAAAGATGACGGCTTGTGTCGCCTACACCTTGGCGCGAACAAGAAGACGGGCGCGGACATCGAACGGGCTCGCAAGAAGCTGATGCAGTCTGCACCCTACGCGGTGGACAAACTTGAAGAACTTATGGAGAACGCCATCTCCGAGCCAGTCAAACTCAAAGCGGCGACAGAGATTCTTGACCGTGCTGGTATCCGTGCTGGTATGGAGATTGACCTCGGCGTGGAACTTAAAGATTCCCGAACACCCGCTGAGATTATTGCTGAACGGCTTGCCCGCTTAAAAGCAGGAGCCACCATTATTCAAGGCGAGCTTGTTGATCACACGGACCAGAAAGAAGCAGAAGTTGTTTTGGAGTTAACGGAAGAAGACCCCAAAATTTTTACCCCCCAAAGCTCTGATCCGAGCTCGACATCGGAACAACTTTCCCAACCAGCAATCTCTGAAGAGGAGCTCGACGAGCTACGATGACAACCGAACAACTTTTGGAATTAGCACAGCTGCACGCAGAGCGGCTCGAGAACGACATCAAGCTGGCCCGCACAAGGGACGAACATATTCGAGTAACGGCTCGCGCTAATGAAGCAGCGGAGATGGTTAACGGATTGTTGAAACTTCAATCAAATGAGCCGCAGCCTGTTCGCAACATCAGCGGCATGGGATTTATAGATTAATTACTAAACTATGCTAGGTGCTAGCATAGTTAGTAATTAACGGTTTGTCAAGAGGAGAACGGCATGGGACGGCTAGAGGGTGACTGCACAAAAGAACCTGCGCCAAAAGACGGCGCGAGCGATATGGACGATTTGCTGTGAGCACCTTCAGTAATTTTTACCCACCGAAGGCGGCGAGCAAAACGGATTGCTTCTGGTGCGGCGAGGAACTTAATCCAGACGGCGTGTGTAAAAGCTGCGCCACAACTCAACGGCCCGCCTCAACCACTTCCTAATAACGGCGTGCGCCTGAGCGCATACATATATACAAAGGTATGTCGCGTAGTAATTTACACCTAAATTACAACGGTAATAATGCAGGAAGATTTGACGGCCAGCTCTGATTAGATCTACACATCCAAATAACTTTTCCAAGCTGTAGCTGAACGTCGGATTTTGTGTGCACGCACAAATATGCAGGAAGGTCACCAGCACGTAGCTGCAGATCACCGTCAACATCCAAACAACTTGAGACAGCGGCCCGCCGCCAGATCAAGAATTTTTACCCCCTGAAGATGGCCAGCTCCAGATCCCTGAACAACTTATGAACAACTTTGGCTGCCAGGTTGACAGAGCTTGACAAGCCAGGTAGGATTAGGTTTTGCAACCTAGCGGCCGCAAAACTAAAAAGGGCCCTTCAGCTTCCAACTTCCAAATAACTTTTACCATCCCAAGCTGCAGCACCAGGTGCCAGGTTTTTGCAGGGGTAAAAATTTCTGATCGTTTCGGGCCCGAGCTGTGGAACTTCCAAATAACTTTGTAACTAGATGACAGCTGTAGGTTGCAAACCAAACACTTGCGCAGATAAAAAATTTATAATAGAATCGATGGCGTGATAGAGACATTAATACTTTGGCAGTTGACTCGCATTCGAGACGACATAGACAACGACCCTTATGGTGAACAAGACTGGATTGTTGGGATGTTGGTCTTGGGATCCACACTGTGGCCAGTCGGAGTTTTTCTGGTGGCGAGGCATCACACAGGTCTGAACATCTTTCGTTCCTTACTAGCAGCTGCAGCCTTGGCCAGCGTTACTCTCTTCATCAACCCGCTTATCTATGTTGTGGTAGCAGTTGTTTTCTTTGTCGGAGCGATTTGCTATTTTGACAGGGAGAACATAGAATAGTTTCTGAAGCACCTGCTTCAACAAAATGACGGAAGGACAACCGTGTCAACAATTACAAAAGTAGCGGCATTACCTCAATGCGACTTCTGCACAGATAAAGCAAGATTTGACGGCATGACAACATACGGCCCGTGGGGCAATATGTGTGAACCACACTTCGATACATACGGCGTCGGCTTAGGAACAGGCAAGGGCCAGCGGCTCGTCGAAGAAGGAGAAGATGTTGTGATGTCGTGGGGCGAGCTCGCGGATCTCAATCACGGCAAGCAAGTAGAACTATTCGGTTTCTGCAGTTGCGAAGACTTAGAACCGCACGAATACCCGTATGAAGATTGCGGGCGTGCATGAGAGTGCCGAGCAAGTTGTATCACGCAGCACCAGAGTGCGTGTTCACGGACATCAACGGCGAGGGATTAAAGTCCCACTTCGGAGAAATTTACGCGGCGTGTACTCCTGCGGATGCAATGAATTTTATGTGGTTCAGACTTCTAGACCACCCGCACTACAAGTTCGAGAACGGCAAGGTAGTCGGCATGGACTTAGAACGGCATGACCGCATCTACGTATTTGAAATTTCAACTAACGGCACGTCCAAACAACGGTGGCGTGCTGGGACTGACCACTCCGCTGCATTCTTTGGCGGCGCGGAGAGTTGGGTGTACGCGGGTAAAAAGATTGAACGGCACGCCCTAACGGGAGTCTCGTACTTCACCCGTGAGATGGTGGAGTCAGCAAGATCCGCTGCAGCGTCGAAGTAACATCCAAATAACTTAAACCCGTGGAGCTCACTGCGAGCCCACGGGTTTATTATTTTGCTATGGGTAAAAAAGAACGGGATGAACTGCGTCGTTTAACACGGGGCGTGCCTGGAAATTATGTGCAGAACCAGAAGTCCCAAGTCTTTGAAGACCGACGCACGAAGCGTCGTAGAACCCGCGGGGTAAAAAACTCAGAGGCCATCAGTGAATCGGCCGATCACGATTCAACTTCCAAATAACTCAAAACCACAGAACCACAGCAAAAACCCAACTCCTCAGATTTTTACTCACGCTCAAATCGCCAGGGCCCCAGGCCAGTCCAAACTTCCAAATAACTTTTTGATTACCAAGATGTCTAGTCAGGTGTGGCGAGATTTGCTTTTATCAGGTAGATGATGTAATGTTTGTTATGCCAAGTAAAACGACGAAGGGATACAAATGGCAAAGGTAGTGAACATAAGCACCATCTCGAAAGATGATTTCGAGGGAATGATTTCTGCGTTCATCACAGATGAGCAGTGGGAAAAAGTTGCTGACGAACTAGAAGGTCGTGCCGAAAACTTTCTTGATGGTTTGCTCAGCGACATCATTGAAGATTACAAAGAAGGCGTAGGTGTCTTTGATGATGAACTGTAATTGGTGCGGAGATGAAATAAAGTCAGGCTTATACGAAAATCACAAATGCATAGAAGAAAACGAGGAGAACTAAATGGCGACCTATAAAATCTATGCGACCCTCACCAAAGAGTATGTGGTTGAGGTGGGCGAGGCAGAGAGTGAAGACGACGCCATCAACAAACTTGATGACTGGATTTCAGATGACTTCGAGGATTATGAAATCAACGCCAAGTGGGATTTTGTTGCTGTCAATACTGACTGCTGTTCCCACGACTCTCACGAAAACTATTGCGATTGTTGTATGAGCACTTGCGAAAAGTGCGGAGATGTGAAATAATAAACCTGTTCCAAATGGAACTATCCAAAACGACGAAAGGATAAAAATGCCAAACTGGGTATTCAACAACCTGACTATTACAGGTGAAGAGCAAGACCTCAAGAAGTTTGCTGAGAAGGCAAGCAAGCCACACCAGTCCTACTGGATGGATTGGACAACAAATGAACAGAAAGAAGAAACTGAAAGCAGAGTTATTTCTTTCTGGAACTTCAAAGAGCCAGAGAACAAGCAACTTTACTTTGCTAACTCTGACTACAAGCCTGAAGGCTATGACCAACTAAGTGTTGAAGAGAAGATGGCTATCTCTATGCAATTCAAGTCAGATGGTTGGTATGACTGGAACTGCCGTGAGTGGGGCACGAAGTGGGATGCAAGCGACCCATACCTTGAAGACAACAGCGAGAAGGGCGAACTCCGTTATTCCTTTAGCACGGCTTGGTCTCCTGCGGAGGGTGCATACCAAGCAATGGTTGAACAGCACCCAGAACTGTCCTTTGAGTTTGATTGCGAAGAGGAGCAAGGCTGGGGTGTGAAGTTTGCCAGCGAGAACGGCGAGTTGATTGTGGTGGAGGAGTGGGACATCCCAAATAGCCACGCTGATTATGTGGCGAGGGATAACGCAGACGGATGTTCCTGTGCCCACTATTCGGATGAACCCGAGGAGTGGTATGAGGACTGCCCTGACCGAGAAGAACGGCTCGCCCAAGAAGCCAAAAAGACGGAAGAAGTAGTTCAGAAGTTTGAAGACATCAGCGAGATGATTGTCTAAGAACGGCACGGCGTGGGTGGGGTAAAAAAGCCCCACCCATACCAAACGGCAGGGTAGTATTAGTTTATTGAAACGGAAGGGTAAAAACGGGATGGAAGAGAACGAGATTCTAGACGCGGAGCTTGTAGAAGACGGCTCGCCTATAGAGGTAAAAATAGTAGACCCGCAGCCTGTAGAGCGCTCGCTAGGTTACTTCGCGCTTGACGGGAACTACGGAGACGCTAGCGGTCTGCTCGTATTGGAAACTACATTTTGGAGAGAAGTAGATTGGGAAATCCTCGAGTCAGCATCGGATAGCCAGCGTGCAAATGTCGCACGGTTAATAACGGAGTCCTACGAGAAGCCTGAGGAGATGTCGGTGTTGTATGACAAGTTCGAGCAATACGGTATTGACCTCGATAACTTTATGCCGCGGGACCAGCTTGACAGTTAGGCCCTTGATAGGGTAAAAATCTTACGTGGGTTTCTTCGTCGTTATCCCACGTAGACCTGAGCAAGTCACAAAACTGCTCACCTTTTTTTTGGCGCTCGCCATTTTTATCCCCACAGGGTCAGGAAATAAATCAAAAAGTTTTGGTGTTCTACTTGACAATGGCAGGAAGATGAAATAATCTTTTCCTGTCAAACGACGAAAGGACACCCAAATGGGATACACCCATTATCTAAAAAGAAGTCTCGATAGTAACGAGCCTGAACTTTATGAAAAGGTTCGTAAAGGTTTTATCGAGTTAGTAAAAAAAGCTGACCTCAATGGCATAACAGTTGCAGATGCTTTTGGAGAAAAAGCAGGTGCGTGGCAAGCAGATGGCGAGCGCATCGCTTTCAATGGCATTGAACCACAAGCGTGTGAAACTTTTCATTTCTCTCAGATAGTGCCACCTGCACCTGATTGGGATAAAGATGCAAAAACTTCTTTCAACTTTTGCAAAACACAAATGCACCCTTACGACACTTTAGTTTGTGCAACCCTAATACTCATCAAAGATGTTTTTGGGAAGCAAGTTGAAGTTTCCTCAGATGGGGGGTGGGAAGAGTGGTCTGAGGGTCTAGCCCTCTACACCTCAGTTTTCGGAAAGACCACGACACCTGAAAATCTTTTTGCTGAAGAGTTTGCACATTTAGCAGAGAGATGGTAGATTAGTTTTCACTAGCACCAACAACGACGAAAGGACACCCAATGCTAGATAACACGAAAGAAGTTCAGGGCGTAGGAGTTTATGCAGAGTTCCGTAAGCCCGGAGCAACAATGCAAATAATCATCACCCCTGATGGTTACACAACAGATGGCAAAGATGTTCCTGCCAATTTGTTTCGCAGAGTGGTAACACCTGCTTCCCCAAAGAAACAATGGCGTAACTCTCCAATACCTAATCACGCAATAACTGAATTAGGTGGAGTAATGCTTGATGATGAAAAGAAAGAAGCGTTTGCTACTCAAAGATTGTTTTTCGCTATGGATTTGTTTGATGCGATAAACAATGGTGGTTGGCAGATTGTAAAAGATGCTTTCCTTGTGGAAGTATCAAAAAAGGATTTAGAAGAAATCCGAACAGGTAAGACACCCAACAAGTTGCTTTATCGCATTGGTTTAGTGCGTGAAGCAAGCGAGTTCCCTGAAGAACTCATAGCGTAGAGAGAAAAGGACATAGGGAAATGGAAAATGTAAATCTTAGAGAAAAATACTCTTCACTAGGTGGGAGTAGCACACTATGGCAATTCGCTGAAGAAGTTGTTGCACAGGCAGTATCTGAGAGTTCAACAAAAACTCTTTCAGCAGTAGTGAACCCTGCGGGGCGTTATGTTGCTCGCGCAAGTGGTTCTGACAGAGCGCCACGCAAGTCAAAGCAAGTTATTAGTGTCGAGAGTATGGAAGGCGCTGAGTCTTATGCTCGACCAAATGGCGATTTGTATTTTGGTCGCAAGTGGGGCGAACACTCAGATGTTATGGCACTTCGCAAAGCGAGAGAAATGACAATGAAGTCTTTCGCAGGTGAAGGTGGTTCTCCAATGTTCGCACTTATTTATGGCGCTCCGGGTTGCGGAAAAACTGCGATGGTCGAAGCAGCGTTTGGTGAAGATGTTGTCACACTTATGGGAACAGGTGACACAGAAGTCGCTGACTTAGTTGGTGGCTATGTCCAAACTCCAAGTGGTGGTTTCGATTGGGTTGATGGTGGTTTGATAGATGCCGCCGTCAATGGCAAAGTTTATTTCATTGACGAAATTGGTTTGATTGACCCAAAGGTTTTGTCACTTGCTTATGGTTTGATGGACGGACGACGCGAGTTAGTTGTCACCGCAAATCCTGAGCGTGGCACTATCAAGGCTCACGAAAACTTTTTCGTAGTCGCTGCGACAAATCCAAATGCTCCGGGAGTTAGACTTTCTGAAGCGTTGTTATCTCGTTTCACTATTCAAGTTGAAATGACTACTGATTGGGCGCTCGCAAAAAAGCTTGGAGTTCCAACTGCGATGGTTACTGCTTCACAAAATCTTGCTAAGAAGCAAGTATCAAATGAAGTTTCTTGGTCTCCACAAATGCGAGAACTTATTGCTTTCCGAGATGTTGCGAAAACTTTTGGCAATACTTTCGCTATCTCGAACCTTCTTGCCTCTGCCCCCGAAATAGACAGACCTGTCGTTGCCGATGTGCTGACAAGGGCTTATGGGGAAGAGGTCAAGCCAGCGAAAATCTAACCCCTATGTCGGATTTTCGTTGAACAGGTGGGGGGCGCTTCATTGGGTGTCGCGCCCCCTACTCTCCCTACTTGACACCCAAAGCATTTTCATTATAGTATTTACCTGTCTCGGACAAAGACATAAATGGAAGGAACGACGAAATGGCACACATAAAGATTTCTGCCACTAGAGCAGAGTCCACTCCGAAAGAGTGGTTAGGCGTAGGCGCACAGATAGGCGAACTTGTAAATACTTGGTCTGATAGGTCAGACCTAATCGCTTATGTAGGTGAAGGTGCAGGTGGTAGCGCACCAGCGTGTTACAACCCTGCGCTCGCAGAGGTTGAAGTAAATACAGAGATTGCGTTTGGCAAAGTAACAACTCCAATGATGGTTGGAGATTTACGCGAGCGCACTCAGCAGTATGAGTTTCCTAAAGCAACAGGCGCAATACTTCACGAAGCGTTTCACGCAAAGTTTTCTATTTTTGACATACCAAAGGCTCACAAAGATTTAGAAAAAGATGAAGTTGAAGCTTTGATGTTACTTGAAGAAGGTCGCATTGAAACTCAGGGTGTTTGGCACAAACCTGACTCTCTAAACTTTCTACGCTCTTGCGCGATGGAAATAGTTATCGCAGATGCAAAAGAAATGGAAGCAAGCACTTCAACTACTCAAAGTTGCGCTAGTGCGATTGGTTTAGTGTTGGCTCGCGTTGATGCGGGCATCATAGATGCTGATGAAGTTGCAGGTATCGAAAAGCAGGTTTTAGATTTCTTAGGTGAAGAAGTTGTTTCTAAGTTGCGAGAGATTTCTAAAACTTTCCGCGAAACTATTATTGACTTCCCAACTCAGGGAGAAACTCTTCTCTATCCATTAGCAAAAGAGTGGGCGAAGATTATTCGCGATGTGAAAGAAGAGAAGGGCGAGAAAGATGAGCAGATGGCTCAGGCTTTCGCTCAGGCTCTTATGGAAGCATTAGAAGAGGCTTCAGATGAAATGTCAGTTTCAACAAGTATGGCGCTATCAGACCAACAAATGTCTGAGGAAATGGCAGAGGAAGCAAAAGCAAAAGCAGACCAAGCCAAAGAAGAAAATGACAACAAAGATGTGGCAAAAAAAGTTTTCAATAAATCCACAACAGAAACAGGTGGAAACACAAACTCGACTCTTGTAGAAGTTCGTAAGCCAACTAGCGCAGAGCGCATCGCGGCAGTTACGATTTCTAAGATGCTAGAAAAAGCAAAGTATCGTGACAGAGATGCGACAGAGATTACTTCAATTATTCCTCCCGGAAGATTGCGCTCTCGCGCACTCGTCCAAAATGCCGCGATGAAGTCACGCGGAATTGTGCAACAAACAGAAGCGTGGCGTCGCACAGTTCGTAAGCAGACAGAAGAAACAACTCTTACAGTTGGCGTGATGGTGGACATTTCAGGTTCTATGGGAGATGCGATGAAGCCAATGGCTACAACTGCGTGGGTTATGTCTGAAGCAACTCGCAGAGTTCAAGGAAGATGTGCGATGGTTTATTATGGTTCAGATGTTTTTCCTACCTTGAAGGCAGGACAACACCTTGAAGAAGTTCGTGTCTATTCTGCGAGCGACTCAACTGAAAAGTTTGACAAAGCATTTCGCGCACTTGATGGCGCACTAAATCTTCTCAATGGAAGTGGCGCTCGCTTACTTGTAATTGTTTCAGATGGACAATACACACACGAAGAAAAAATAAAGGCTCGTCATTGGACAAAGCGTTGCGCCGAGTCAGGCGTTGCGGTTCTATGGCTTCCTTTTGATGGCGGTCATTACGCCAAGTCTTTACTCGATAATAAATCGGGCGTGGTAATGTCAGGTGTGCTTGACCCTGTATCGGCTTCCGTAGAAATCGGAAGGACGGCAGAGCGAGTTCTAACAAATGTGGGAACGCGGTAGCAATACGGCGAACTCTCAACCTGAGTCTTGTTATGCGTCCTTCCAGCGCGTTGTCCAAACAAGATGAAGGTAAAAGTGGAAGCCCCGTCGGTCACGGCGGGGTTTCCCACCAAACGACGAAAGGCGGGTAAAAATGGACGGCATACAACCACTACTTGACAATGTAGGTGCAACAGTTGAGTGGGATAGCGGTTTGCCGATGCACGAAGATAAACGGGACGCGATGTTTTATTGCGACGGCAACTCTTCACGATTTGTGGCAGGGGTAAAAATAGCTGAGTTCTCGGTAGACATTTATTGCGACGGCATCACCGATGTTCGTGATAGAACAAATGGCCAGCGTTATACATACGGCGGGGATTTAATAATGCACGACTACACGACGGACGAGTTGTTAAATCAGGCAACCGAAAGCGGTGACTTAGAGATTGTCAATAACAGTTGGTTCGATTTGTATTGTGATGGCGAGCATCTTGATACGGTGACGCACGATGTGTGGGACGCAATACGGAGTGCTATTTCTTGGTTACAAGAAGAGAAGCAAAACGCACAAGCCATTGAAAATGTTGGCTTGGAGATGGTGTAACGGGTAAAAATAACGGGTAGGAGAAAACGACGATGGCAAGAGTTATTCAGTTGATGTTGGTAGAAGCAGAAAGCGCAGAAGACGCAAAGCGGTCTGTTCTTGGTTTGCTTGAAGGTGATGGTTCGCCTACACCTGATTGGTCGGATTATCACGATGTAGTTGAGTTCTTCGACAAGGAAGAAGCGGTTCCCTACTCAACAACCATTGGCAAGATGATGTTTAACGAGATGGTTGCAGAACGGGAAGCTGAACTGAAGAGGTATTACGACCGGGTAAAAAATTTCGATTTGAAAAAATCTGTTGAAAATTACGACCCGTTCAAGTCAGGTGGTTACACAGAAGATGACTTCCGTATCTATGAGATTAGAAAGATAGCCAGCATCTTGGAAGATAGATGGACTATGGATAGTGCCGTCTATGACCTAGAAACTTGGTCAGCAAATCTCAAAGCCTTTAGAGAGCGTTGCGAACTTGCCCCTGAGATGCAATACCTAGTTGCGGTGAGTTTCCACCACTAAGCGACACGCCCAGCAAAATGTGTTTGACAAGAGTGCAGGGAAGTGCAAGAATACTTCCAACGACGAAAGGAGTAGAAATGGCGAAAAAACCCGTCATTATTTACATACATTGTTGGAGATGCGGAAGCCCGTTCTCCATCAAGGAAAGTGATTACACACATCACGCAGGGTGCGGTAAATGCTAAGCGTTTGCGTTAGATGCGGTTGGGAACTCCATCAAGACTTTGGGTGGGTAGATGCCTTTGGCGAACTCACTTGTTCAGATGGTATAGCCCATCAACCATCAAAAGTATCAAAACTTGTTACCAAATCGTTACCAAAAAGTGCTTGACTTGACTTGACAGATGTCAGGAAGGTCGTGTAATGTTCTATCTATCAGGGAAACCTGAGAACCTCTCTGAGGAAGTCTCTGAGAGAAATGACGAAATGAAAAGGAGTCTTAGTTATGTCTAAGGCAACAGTTACAAAGACAGTAGCAACACCAGCAGTAGTAGAAGTAACAACCACAGTTGAGACAAAAGCAAATGCCGTTTATCTCGACAAAGCAACCCAGATTGTGATTGAGCAGTTCATTGAAAAGCGTGACCTCATTACAAAGATGGAAAAAGAAAAGAAGGAACTAGAGGCACAAATCAAGACTTATCTTGGTGAGGCTACACAGGGACTTCTACCAGATGGAACTCTCCGTCTTGAAGTATCACACCGCGAGCGTCGCGGTATTGACACCGAAGCCCTAAAGACCGCCTTTCCAGAGGCATACGAAGCAACACAAACCCTTAGCAAGTATGTGGTGCTAGTCGCTAAGTAAAAAGCAGTAACGAGAAGCCCCCGCAGAGATGCGGGGGTTTTTCTTTTGTCCAGATGCGTGCGGAATTGCGGGGTAAAAATTCCGGGAGCTGAAGCAAAAAATCCAGGTCAGCAGCAAATTCCTGCACCAGGTGCGAATAACTTTTCAATGATGCACGGATTATTTGGTGACTTTCTTGCAAATGATTGACAAAGATGCAGGAAGGTGTTAGATTACTTCCAACAACGACGAAAGGATTGTTATGGCAAAGCCAAGTGTTACCAAAGTAAAGAACTGGGAAGTTGTCTATGACAGCGACTTAGTATCAGTTGCAGTTGGGACAGCAGAGTTTCACCAAGACTATTGGGCAGTTACAAACAAAGTAACAAAGAAAAAGAAGTATTACTACGGAGAGATGGCTTGGGCAGACTCCCGTCGTGAAGCAAGTGACATTGACTTCGGAGCGTGGAGTATTAACTAAGCGTCGAAGAACAAGAACTCCCGTGTCGAAAGATGCGGGAGTTTTTCTTTTGTTGGAAAGCTGCCGCTGCCGCTGGGGTAAAAATTTTTGATCGGCCCGGTTTATGTAATGGTGAACAACCAAACAACTTCACAATGATGCACCTGCGGCGGAGATGGTGGGTGCGGTGGTGGTGGCGCTCGCAAAAGAAATGTTTGCGACACGCTAGAAATGAGTTTGACAAAGTTGCAGGTAAATGAAATGATTACTTTCATACACGGAGTCCAGCAGTGGTCACCTGAACGACTTGAACTCTAGAGGGTCGGAAACAAGATGTTGCTCCGTGTATACCTAAAAATGACGAGAGGACAACTCAGATGGCACAGATTGAATTAACTGAAAAAGAAGCAGAACTATCTGCGATGGGTATGGCACTACTGCTTACCTTTATGCAAGAACAACTCAACAAGCATAAAAATCATAAAGATTACTCAATGGATAAGTTGTTTGCGTTAATGGAAATGTATGCAACAACAGGTGATTTGTGGGTGCGGTATCAAATGACTACAGGACTCACAAGAGAAGAGATTTCTCAATATATCTCAGAGCAGGAAGGATAAAAATGGCGACAGTAAAAAAGCAGATTAGACCTGAAAATGGTTTAGTAGCACCACTACCATCTAGTGCGGACAAGTTGGAGTTTATGAATTCTACTTATCCAATAGGTTTTGGTTTCTCTGAAAAAGGAAATCTACTTATGTTTGTTCACGACCACCCAGTTGAGGGCGAAGCACCAGTTGTTCTAGAACACCTTATTGCACCGAGAGAGTTGCAAAAAATTATTGAAGCAGCACAAGACACTTTAGATAATCTGGGTCGTCACTTGATGGGTGTAAAGCCCCGTGGGTAGAAGATTTAAGAAAGTAGATGAAATAGATTTACAAATACTTTCGGATTTAGAAGTGTTCTATAAAGAGTTTTCTATCTCAAAAAAGAGAGTAGATAGACTAATGAACTCTGCTCTAAAAAATAAAATACCTTGCAAATATATATCTGAAGTTACGGGACTTTCTCTCTACACAGTAAAAAATCTTGCGGAGAAGAAAAGAAAAGCTGAAGGGTTAAAAACAAAATGACAAATAAAAAAGATGCGGTAGAGCAAAACTTTGCGTTTGTAATAAAACTTTCTGGAATTGTTTCTGCTAAAAATGAGGCAGAAGCAAATAAAAAAATAAACTCGCACCTAGACGACCTAGGGGCAATAGACTCCGATAAACACGACCTGCATTGGCCTGATGTTTCTTGGGAAATGGAGTATGCACTATGAGCAAGGAAGTAGAAGAACTAGAAGAACTAGAAGAAGAAGATAGCGAGTTTCTAACTGCGGGGTTAGTTGGCGAGTATCTTGAACAAGAGTTTGATGAGAACGAAATTGTTTCTTACAATATCTACAGTAAATCAGATGTTGAGTCAGACCTTGGTGTTGAAATCACAGACGAACAATGGATAAAGTTCCTTAGACTCTGGGAGAACGATGAAGTCCTCAATGAAGTCCGTGCGCAAGTGTGGCTAGAAGCAGTGGATACTATTCGTGAAGAACTCGGAATAGAAGAAGAAGAAGAGTGAAGGGGTAAAAATGTCGGCAACTGAAGACAGAAAACACTTACGGGATATGTCTATCCAAGAGTTAGAAAAGATTATTTGCGAAGAGTGCAAAGAACCTGAGAAGACACTAGACCAATACTTGTGTCCGAACTGCTCCAAAGATGATGACAGACTCTGTGTTGATTGTTGCGGTTGTTACGATGACTGAACCTTTTTATGGTTACCAAACTTGCGATGCGTGCGGTGTTCCCAAAGAGTGCCAGAGTCAAGAAGAAGTTGTTGATAATGGCATCGCATTTAATTTTCAAGAGTTAGGTTACTACGGGGGTTTCATAGACAATGCTCCAGCGATGGGGGATAAAAATCTGGAGTGGAACCTATGTCACGAGTGCATACTTAAGATGTTACAAACTTTCCCGATGCTTGCGGCTAAGTTACCGAGAGGTCTTCACCCAACTGACGATAAAACCAAGCCCTGCTGTGATTGGGCTTGGAAGCACGAAGGAGATGCTATGACAGGAAGAACTTACTTTGCTGATGGTTTGGGGGGCTGGAAATAATGAGTGAGAGCATAGACAAGATAAATCTTTCGCGGACAGTTTTATTTGTGGGTGACTACTTCAGCCTGATGACCACAGTTGTCCTTGAGGAGAGCAAGCGTGCGGAAGGCGAAGATGATGATGATTTCGCTATTCGCTTGGCAAAACAGTTTATGTTGGGCTACTACGGGTGGGACTTAGAGGCAGTAGCCAATGAGATTGGGATTGTCGAGGAGTGAGCTCCTGAAGGAAATCAGGGTAAAAATTTTGTTTTATTCTAGAGCTCCAGCACACGCAGCTGGAGCTTCGCGCTCGCGGTGTGTTGATGAGGCGGGACTGCTACCCCCTGCCGCACCCTCCGCCCGCAACCCCTAGCGGGGGAGAGGTGTCGAGTCTTTTCCTATCACTTCCCTGTATGCGGTTTAGTATGTATCTATGGCTGATGTAGAAATCCTTGACTCCTCTGTTCACCCAAACCCTGAAGGTGAGAGGTTTGTTGCTGCGTTGATTGACGATGCTAATGATGGTCGCGTCAAGTTAGTAATTATGTTCGAAGAAGAAGGCTATACGGCTGTTCTTGATTTAGATACTTTAATAGAAGAAGAAGATATCTCTGCAAAAAAGCACACCCAAGATGGTGGAAGATACGACTTTCTACTTCGTGATTTGCTCTGGGAGTAGTAATGACAACGATGGTAGCAGTGCAAGGACCTACTTGGGCAGTCGTTGGCTGCGACAGCCAAGTTACTGAAGACAATAAAATTTTTATCCTTCCTAAAGATAATCCGAAGATAATGAGAAATGGTCCTTTCTTGTTTGGTGCTGCGGGCGATATGCGTGCTATCAACTTACTTGCTTATCAGTTCAAGCCACCCGTTCCACCCGTGAACTGTTCTGGAAGCAGACTAGACAAATTCGTTTCAAGTAAATTCATACCTGAGTTGAAATCATTGTTTGATGAAGTTCAATACGGGGAAAAGGGAAACCAAGAGTCAGAAATCCTCTGCGTTGTGCACGGACGCATCTACGAGATTGGCTCTGGTTACGATTGGTGCCGTGACCAAAGCGGAATTTATGCGTTTGGTTCTGGAGGAGAATACGCTCTGGGTTCGCTGCATAGTCAGCTTGAGGGTAAAAAATTTACGCTAACTGCTGTGCGTGCTGCGGTTCGGCGCTCGCTAGAGGTTGCAACAAGGCTTGACCCTAATACTGGTGGTCAGTTGCTCATCTCTGTTCAGCAAGATGAGTGCCGTCAGCCAGGCTAACCATCTACAAAAAGTTATTTGGAAGTTGAAAAGCCCCTCTCCGCCCTGACCTCAAAAGTGTTAAGACAATTCGGACATTTTGACTGTGGTCTTTATCACAAAAAATTATTTCATTTTCCTGCCATTTCGACTTGACTTTCCTGCATTTCTGAGTAAAGTTCTCTATGTAAGAACAAAACGACGAAAGGAAAGACAATGCGAGGACTACCTGATAGTGCGATTTACGGAACTTACAAGCGTCTAAAGCCACGCCGTAGCCGTAGAAGCCGACAGGAACTTACCTTCCTAGAGATAGTGCAGGAACTCCTACACGCTCTCTATGTCTGGAACTTGCGCCGAAAGGCTCGCCGATAGATTTGACAAAATGCAGGAAGATGTAATAAACTTATCCAGTAAGACAAAATGACGAAAGGAAACAAAATGTTCGACAAAGTGCTAGAGGCAGTATTTATGTTCGACACTTCCAAGTGGAAGCAAGAGCGCAAGTATGTAGTGCGCCGTAATGTTGTATTCACTCTAATCGCAATAATCGCGCTCGCCGTGATTTGGACAGTTGCAAAGAACTTGTGGTGGACAGAAAATGGTTATTGCTGGGGCGACATCATTGAGTGTCAGTTTGGGGGCAAGTAATGCGTAAGGGAAGATTTGGTCAAGACCTATCTGAGATTTCAGATAGCGACTTCGCGGACTTCCTATTGAAGTTTGCCTTTATGACAGACGCACAATTAGCAGAGCGTGACGCACTACCAACAAAAGAAGCACGGAAGGCGTATGTAAGAAACCTTCCTCTCCCGAAGATTGGGGGCTGAAGATGTCAGGGGGTAAAAAAGCTGGCACAACAGCGCCGACTTGGGACGAGTTTGTTGAGTGCACGCCGTATGTTGATGGGAAACCTAGACCTGATTTACTAAGTGACCAAGAAACAATGTGGCAGAACAAGTTTTATGTGGTGTTTAGGAAATACCTAACAGCACACGGAGCAGATGGTCCGATGCACCTCAGCATTAGACATCAACAGCGCAAGGCTATTCGAGATTGGCGTCATTTCCAACGCATCAAGAACGAACTTGCGGGTGCTCAACGAGAAGCAATAGAGATTTTCCCACCTGAAGCATTGTTAGTTGATGGTGCTAATCAGTATCACTTGTTTGTTTTAGCGATGGGAGATACAACGCCTTTTACTTGGAAGACGGGTCGTGCCGTTTCAGGTGAAGATGGTGGAGAAGAGATGGAACGCAAAATGCGTGATATGGGTTTCGACCCAAAGCACACAGTCCAACGACCGAGAGATGGAGAGTAAAAATGAAGAGCCAGCGTTTGGCTGAAGAAGCAGCAAAGATGTATGTAGATGGTTTGGCAGTCGAGGCAGTAGCCCAGAAGTTGGGAGTTGCCTACAGGACAGCACGCAAAGCCATTAGAGCAGGTGGGGTGGAGTTTAGAGACCCATCTCAAAGATTAGTTGGGCGAACTCGCCCAGATAGGAGCGTAGTCAATGCCTAAGAACATTGTTTGGACAGCGTTGATTTCTGCGCTCGCCGTTGTAGGTTCAATAATCTCTGCGGTATTTGGTGCATCTGATTTAGTGATGGCGTTTGGTGCAACAGCAATTTCGTTTGCCATCTTGAGTGGGAGAGAATAAATGTGGTTATTTACTGATACAGGTTTTGTTAGTGCGGTTGTTTCAAAGGAAGACCGAACTAAGATTTCTGTTCGCGCTCGCGATAAGAAGTCGTTAGAAGGTTTTGTGAAGATGTTCAGGGTAAAAATTGTAGAACTCGAGCATCGTGATTATGAATATCGCATCTACCTGACAAAAGAACAACTGACTCAATGGCTTGCAACCCGAGTTGAGGAGTTGAACTATGACAATTTCAAGACTCAGGTGACAAAGACACGCGGTTATGATTTCGCGGAGCCTCTGCACGGAGTCTGGTATGAGATGTTAGAAGTGTCTGACAAGCGTAAAAAGACCAAAAAGGCAAGCACTTTAGGTTCACGCTGGTATGAGGAAGAATACAGTTACCCTCAGGCGTAGGTGCGTGTCTTGGTTTGACAGCCTTTTCTGCATCTGTGCTATGGTTTTATAGATGAAACGACACATTAGACAAAACGAAGGGCGTCCTAGCCCATTGGTTGCGAGTAACTAGCAACCTGCCCATGTCCCCTAACAAAGGAGAAGCAAATGCGAAACCCTTTATTTCGCCATGCCGAAACTACTACGTTTGGTGTGATAGCAGCAGTGCTAGCAGGAGCAGTCGTATGGAGTGCGGCAGCAAGTGCAGAAACTAATGAAACGAACGCAGGAGCAGCAGCACCCGCTGTTGTATTGGAAGAAGTGCGGCTCATCAATATGGCAGCAGCACGGATAGCTGGAGCTGAGTCCAAAGAGGAGAAGCTCCAAGAGGTAAAAAATCTAAGAACCCAGATGCAGCTTGAGCTGTTCGAAGACCGAACTGTTCCCCTTGCTCCTCTGGAACTGAAGACCTTACTCAGACTCGTTGGGTTTGAGGGTCAAGGCTTGAAGACCGCTTGGGCAGTTGTAATGACTGAGTCCAATGCTCGTCCTAAAGCCCATAACTCAAATACTCGAACAGGCGATAACTCTTACGGGTTGTTCCAAATCAATATGATTGGAGCACTTGGAGATGCACGCATTGAGAAGTTTGAACTCAAGAAGAACGAAGACCTACTCAACCCTGTGACTAACGCGGAGGTTGCTTTCCATATGAGTGGTGCAGGAACTAACTTCTCAGCGTGGAAGGTTACTGGATATAATAATGGCAGTGAAAGGTTTGAATCTTTCCTTGCTGAATACCCGACCAAAGGATAGTTATGAGTCAAGAACCAGAGCGTTTGTATGAGATGGAAGAGCCTAAGGCGCTCGCAGTTGAGCCTGAAACTCTCCCTGTTGTGATGGCTGAGCCAGCACCTGAGATGGTAAAGGTTGAAGAACCAGTTGCCATCGTAGTTGAGCCTGAAGTTGTTGCGGTTGAAGAACAGATCGCGCCAACTGACAAGAAGACCAGGGGTAAAAAATCCGTGGTCGGATCGCAGATCGCCGATGGAACTTCTGTTTATCTTTCTAAAGTTGTCTTTGAATCTGAGTATGCAAGGAACAGTAACTCTGTTGCTGTGCTTCAGATACGCCTAATCGAACTTGGTTATGCGACTGCTGGAGATGACAAGCAAGGTTGGATTAGTGCGGGAACTGCAAAAGCCCTTGAAGACTTCAAGAGTGATAACGCGGTTGCTTCAGACATCTACTCACAAGAGATGATTGAGGCTGTATTCGCTGGAACTTCAGTTGAGGTTCTCCCATAGTTTAGTTTTTACAACATCAACGCCCAGTGCATCTGAGAAAATCAGAACGCTGGGCGTTTTTGTTTGGACAACGCAAGGTGCGGGAGAGCTTGGCTGCCTAAATTTTTACCCCGTCAAGCTCTCCTGTGTCTCTGCTGCAAAAGAAAAACCCCCCAGTTTCCTAGAGGGTCTTCTTAAATCTATTAAGTTTTATGCTGTTGCTTGAATTAGAGCGTCTACATCTTGCTTGATTATGTAATACGCTACGGCACAGCCACGGCAATACTTCTCTGTTGCTGGGAGCCCTAGTTGAAAAGCATCTGTGCCTGAGAATACTAGGTCTGTGCTCTCACAGTTTGGAACTTTGCACTTCATTTGTTTCCCTTTCGTCGTTTGTTTCTATAAGGCGTTTGCCTTATAGGTAGAACTTTAACACCTTCCTGCACTTTGTCAAGCGACACGCCTACTCGACATTTCTTTCAATGTCTCTAGTTGCCCCACAAGTTGGACACTTCCACTCGTAGTATTCGGTGTCGTGTGACAATTCGATTTCGACATCTGCTTCGACATCTTCAACCTCAAACATCTTGCACTCTTCGTTATAGCAAGCCTCTGCACGAACATCACTCCACTCGTGCTGAGCCCCTGAGATTTGGTATTCGTTTCCTGTAACACCTGCGGGATAGTTGCTTGACATTTGTTTTCCTTTCGTCGTTTGCCTCTAAGTAGAACAATAGCACCTTCCTGCACTATTGCAAGTCGAATCGCTGTTTATTACATCACATTTTGATAACAAAAAACCCCCCCTAGAAAGGGAGGGAGGGTCTTTCGTTCGAGTTATCTAGGAGGCAACCAGTAACTCGCGGACTCGTTGTTCGGTGTCTTTAGCCAGAGCCAGAGTCTCACCCTCTTCCCCTGTGCCACCTGTGAGGACGACATCGCCAACGATAAAGTCAGAGCCTACCCAGAAAGTCTTGTCCCAGAGTTTCTGTGCGGTTTGATTGTGCGGTAGCCCAATGAGTTTGCCTTCCTCATTGACCCAGATAGTTAGGTCGTTTGCTAAGTCAATAGCCTGAACCCAACCACCTACTGCGGATTGTAAAGCTTGCAACCCTGTATTGTCCAGAGTTTTAATCTCACCTTCTGCGGTGATTACTAGAGCGTTTGTCATTAGTTGAATACCCCCAATACTCCAAGTGTTGCAATAATAACTACGGTTAGTATTGCCCCTCCTATACCTGCCATTTGTGCATCTAGGTTTTCATCTATCCAGTCAAGAATAAACATTAGGCAACCCTTCCCCAGATAATGTCCTGCACCTCTGCATCAGACATAGTGCGGTAAGTCATTGCTGTGCCTGTGTGTGTTTGCTCGTATACGGTGAACTCTGTAATAGAGTGAGAGCCAGTAAATAACTCTCTAACCTTTTGAACTGTATCAACGTGAAAGTTGTATTGACTTCCACCTGCGGTGATTGCAATTCCATAAGTCTTCATTGTGTGCCTCTTTCGTTTTGTCGTTATGCGGTGAGCCTCTCACCACACGCTTAATCTATCACCTTCCTGCACTATGTCAAGTCATAACCCCCCATATTTGATAACGATTTGGTAACAAAGTTTTAGCCTCTAACATCACAATAACCCCTACACACCTGACCAGACCTGACCACCTATAGCCCCCAGCCAGACTAACCAGCCAAGCACTAGGCACACCAGGCACACCTGGTCAGACTTACACAAGTTGTTTGTATCTCTAGCCAAAACATTTGCTACTCGTCAGTAGCTTCCTCCACCTCCTCCACCACCAGACCCACCACCTACTAACCCACCTACCTCTACTCACAAGCACCTAGCCCAAGCACTAGCCCCAAGCCTTGACCACCTTGACCACCTAGCCCAAGCACCAACACCTAAACAACACAAGACACACTCAACATTGACAAGCACAAGCACATAGACACAAAAAAGTAAGAGCCTCTCAACAAAGCAAGCACATAAACACAAAAAAATAACAAGATAATGACAACCTGCCTACTTTTTATAAAACAAAAACTAAAAAGCACACAACAAAGCACAAGAAAAAACAATCCTGGCAGCAAAACAAAAACCAACAAAACAACGAAAAAAAGCCCGGAACGATTTGGCAAAAAGCCAAATATAAGCAGAGCCGGCTCACAGGCCAAAAGAAGAAATCGTTAAGGTTCATAAAATCGCTGCTGCCGTACAATGAAGTGGCTCCGTACGGCTCCTTTAAAAGCCTGTACACTAGGTAAGTGGAAATCCCAACTCTCCCTTTAGATGAAGTCACCTTCATCCAATCCTTACCGCGCCCGCAAGCTGAGTCTCGCATGCGAGCTTTGTGGGAGGTTGGCTGGTCCCTGCAATCAATCGGGTCCTCTCTCATCCCTCAACGCCCTAAGACCACAATCCACTTCTGGGTCAAACGAGCCACCCCTGAGCAACAACATAGGCAGGTCCCCTCACCGCCACCCCGCTCTCTAACAACTAGCGTTCCAACTAAGACTGCCCCTCGAGTCAGGACTATCTCTCCTGGCGTTCCTGAGCACCTTAAGAACGAGATTAAACAGTTATCTCTACAGGCACGTCTCTACAGGGCTAAGACTCCTGCAGGGCATCCTGTGGCTCTTGCCAATGACCAACTGACTGTTATGGTTAAAACCCTCTACACAATGGGCGTTCCTGCTCAGGCGTTGGCTGATTCCGCTGGTGTCTCTTACAGAGCTATGATTCGAAGGATTAGTAGATGAATACAACCTTCAAGAATAAAACTGGCTCCTACGCTCCCTCTGAATTGGCAATTGTTGTTTGGTCTAACCCAAAAGGTAGAGGCAGAGCCCTTGAGACTATGACTACAGAGGATTCAACCCTACCGATTGTTTTTCCTGCTACCTATTTAAAGAAAAACAGGGAGTGGAGTAATGCAACTTTTGTTTCTAGCGTTCAAGAGGTTTTTGACTTTATCTCCCAAAGCACTCGAAGCCACCCTTTAATAGTTCCAATGCCTATTGCTAAATCAGCTTTAGGCTGGGAAAACTTTTATGTACCAACCGAATATGTTGAGGAACAATGAAAAAGCAGTTAGATGTCTTTCCAGCAATCGTAAAACTCATTTCTCCGGGCGCCCTTTCCGAACTAAGCATGACCAGTGTCAAGGGAGATATGCCCCAAGGGACTAGGAAGTTGGACCGTTGCAGGGTTGTAGTTTTGAATGAGACAGTTTTGATAGCTGTGGATTCTCCAGAAGGTCCGCAACTTGTGTTTCGGGAAAAGATAGTTGAAATGATTAATGAAAAAGGCTTGGACAGGGTAAAAACCGAATCAGGCAAGATGCTGGCCTTCATAAAGGACACCAATTGCGGTTGTGGTTCTCGGTTGAGGGGTTGGAACCCATTCAACGGTATTGTTGCTTCTACGGAGGACCCAAGTGGAATTATTTGAGTTTACAGTTCTTGCTCTTGCGACCTTCCGAATTACCAGACTAATAACGCGGGACGTTATTACCGAGCCTATTAGGGCTAGAGTCTGGAAAAAGCGTCCTCCAGAGTCATCAAAGCTAGGTTACCTGTTTACCTGCGAGTGGTGTATGTCGATTTGGACAGCATCACTTATCTACGGATGCTTTATGATTACATCAGTAACTGTTATCCTTTTAGTGCCATTCGCACTGTCAGCGGTAGCAGGACTGTTGACTGCGTATGAGGACAAATAGCTCATGCTCCGTAACAAAGTGAAGGGTTAGACAGTGGCGGTATTCAAAAAAGAAGAACCAGCACAAGAACCAGTCGTCTCTGAAATTAAGAAACCACGTTCTAGTCGCCGTACGCGTACCACTCGTTCCCGTCAAGTTGTTGCGCCAAAAACTACTCCGCAATCAACAGGAATTCTTTCAGTCTTTAGTTCACCGAATTCTCCAGCTCCACTTTCATACAACACTCCTCGCTCTATGACTGCAGCAGCAGTCCAAGTCAAAGTAAATGACAAAGGCGAGTTCGAGCAATTTAAAAATCGTCGTTCCGCTTCTTCCTCTGCATGGCAAGCAGAAGCTTGGGAATATTACGATGCAATTGGAGAAATCAAATACGCATTTAACTTAGTTGCCTCTGTTGTATCTCGTATTCGTATTTATGCAGCAGCAATTGATGATCCTTCACAAGCTCCAGTTTCTGTAAATGAATCTCGAGTAGTTGAAGAACGTCTTGCATCTGCAGCAGAGCGTGCTCTAGATCGTCTAAACTCTGCATATGGCGGTCAAGCAGGTCTTCTTAAAGATGCAGCTCTCAATCTTTCAGTCGCTGGCGAGTGCTACTTGGTACAAATGCCAGCTCGCACAGGAAGTGGTGTTCCTGAGTCTTGGGACATTCGTTCTGTTGACGAAGTAGTAACAGATGCTCGTGGTGGATTTAATGTTATTGGTCGCCGCGAACAAGGTGCAGGACAAGGTGGCGGTTCTGCTTTTGGAGTAAGCAAACTTAATAAGAATGCATTCGTAGGACGCATCTGGCGTTCACATCCTCGTTATTCCGACGAAGCTGATTCATCACTTCGTGGTTTGCTTGATATGTGTGCTGAACTTCTTCTCCTCAACAGAACATTCCGTGCAACTGCACGTTCTCGTCTCAATGCAGGAGCACTTTATCTTCCAGACGGACTTTCTGTTGCTGCACAAGCAGACCCTAACTATCCATACGATTCTGAAGACGGAATGGGAGCGGGCTTCACAGCTGAAGAAGCAGAAGACGAATTCGAAGAACAACTTATCGATGCGATGACAACTCCGATTCGCGATGAAGAATCTGCGAGCGCTGTTGTTCCTCTCATCATTCGTGGTCCTGCAGAACTTGGCGACAAGATTAAGCAGTTCAAGTTTGAGCGTTCCTTTGACCCATCACTTGCAGAACGTTCTGACCGTGTACTAGAGCGCATCCTTCAGGGACTAGATGTTCCAAAGGACATCGTTACAGGTCTTGCAAATGTTAAGTATTCAAATGCAATGCAAATTGATGAATCACTTTACAAGGCACACATTGAGCCATTGATGCTTTTGATTTCAGATGCTCTAACAGTTGTTTACCTACGTCCATATTTGATGGCTAATGGTTTCACTGAGTCTGAAGTAAATCGAATTGTTGTTTGGTATGACCCATCAGCAGTTTCTACACGCAATGACCGTGCAGCAGATGCTGATTCAGGATTTGACCGTATGGCAATCTCAGGAGACACATGGCGTCGTGCTCATGGCTTCTCAGACCAAGATGCACCTACTCCAACAGAAGTTGCACTTCGACTTCTACAAGAGCGTGGAGCAATTACTCCAGAACTTACAGAAGCAATGCTCAAAGCAGTAGCGCCTGAAGTTATGCAAGCAGTTCAGCAAGTAAGTCAAGAAAATTCCGTTGCACCAATGTCTCCAGAGTTACAAACTCTTCTTGACGGTGCAATTGGTCAAGCTCAACCAACCGAAACGACACCAGCGACTGAAACACCCACCGAGGAGGCAGTACCCCCAACTGAGGAGGTTCAGCAATAATGGCTGAAGAAACTTGCCCCCCTGCAACACAAGATGTTGCTCTTAATCTTGATAACCGTAAAAAAGCAATTGATACTGCAATGTACGGTCCACTTAATCCAACAGAACCAAACGATGAGTATTGGCAAGCACTTGCTGACGAATGGCAAGTAGACGCTGAGACAGCAAAGAAACAACGTTGTGGTAACTGTGCTGTCTTTATTCAGACTCCAGAGATGCTGGACTGTATTGCTAACGGACTAACAGGGGAGCAGAATGATGAATATGATTCAATTCAAGAAGCTGGTGACCTCGGATATTGCGAAGCGTTTGATTTTAAGTGCGCTAGTGCTAGGACTTGCCGCGCTTGGGTTTCTGGTGGTCCTGTAACAGCTGCTGCTAAAAAGAAGATTGCACAAACACCTGCACCAAAGAAAGACCGTGTCAAAGGTTCTGACAAGAATTCAAAAGGCTCAGCTTCAGGTGGAAAGAAAATCACTTTTACTCCAGCAATTGAATCGTCTCTTCGCAAGAAGGTAGAAGAGCACAATGAGAAAGCTCCAAAGGGTCGCAAGACTTCTGTCTCAACCCTAAAAGCTGTATATCGCCGTGGTGCTGGTGCCTACTCTGTTTCACATCGTCCAGGTATGACTCGTAACCAATGGGCAATGGGTCGTGTAAATGCATTCTTGCGCCTACTTAAGTCTGGCAAGCCAAAGAACTCTGCATACAAAGCAGATAACGATTTACTACCAGCAGCACACCCACGTTCTTCAAAGAAGAACGCTTCTACAATTATCGCTTCAGGTTTAATTCCAGAAGAACAAGATTTAGCAGATGCGCTTATTGCAATTACTCGAAAGCATGGACCATTTGATCAAGATGGTGATGGAGTGTGGGCTGGTTACACACCTGCTTATGAGAACGAAGTTAAAGACATCGGAGTTAAGTGTTCAAACTGCGTATTCTTCCAAGGCCCAAATAAGTGCCAGATTATCTCCCTTGAGGTTGAAGCAGATGGCAAATGCCGCTTTGCTGTTCTACCAGAGGGTGCAGTGTCAGGTTATGACGTTCCTGTTCGCGATGAAGAAGACCTTGAGCTTTTACTTGCATCCGCTGAAGCAGATGCAGAACTTAATGTTGAGTTGAAGTCCGAGTTAGATTATGAAACTCCAGAACAAGCAATCTTTGCTATGACAGAATTTGCAGGTCTAGGTTATGAAGCAGAGTCTGCATTCCGTGCATCTTGGCTTCGTGCAGTTCGCAACAATGAAAACCCATTTAAGCGAGCAGCTGTTCTTGCAACAATGACATACGACAGCATGGATTCCGACCTTCTGCCGAAAAGGAAGAGCTAGCAATGGCCAAGTATTCAAAGACACCTAAGCAGCAAGCTGCTATTGCTATTGCAAAGAAGAAAGTTAAGACTCTTTCTCTAGAACAACAGAATGAAAGAATCCTAGAAGCAGGTTTTGACATAGTTAAATCTGCAAACACTAAATTCTCTGGTTCAAGACTTATTACTCGTAGAGCCGCTAAGTCTGTTATGACTCGTTGCTTATCTAAGTATGAGAACGAAACTTATTCGCTGCGCCGTATGCGCACTTTAAAAGAGCTTAATGGTTATATTCAACTTGCTCAGTACAACAAGGTTTTTTCCGTCTCTCCTGAAAATACAGACTTACTTCCTATTTCACACCCACGTTCAACTCGCAAGCATGAGCTCAGCACTGCAGAGGTAATGAAGCACCGTGCTCGTTGGATTATTGATGACCCAAATATTCAAGACGACACTGTTCGTTCAATTCTTTCTTCTGCTTTAACAGCACATCCAGCTTCACCTGAGTATGAATACTCTATTGCCCTCTTGCAATCAATGCCTCAAGGCTCTGTGCCTCAGTATGCACTTCTTGCTGCTCTAGGAGATGGAAACTCTCCTGCAGCCCGTCGTGCTCGTGCTATGCGTCAGCGCCGTGACCGTAAGGGTCGCTTTGCTGAAATGGGTGGCGGTCTACGTGCACTTATTCGTCGTATTAGTGGAGCAGTTCAATCTCTTAGTGGTCGTGCTGTAGCAACTGATGAAGGTAGCGATACCTTCGATATGGAATTACCAAATGGTGATTTAGTTCGCGTCCCTGCAAAGTCTGCTGAAGGTGTTAAGGCAATTCTTAAGTCTGCTCAGGGTCCAGATGGATACAGCAAGACTGCAGCAAAGGTAAAAACTGGTGACCCAGTTATCGAAGAAGCTGATCTTGTAAAGATTGATGCACCTGCTGGATTTAGTAAAGATGAGAGCTGGTCTCCAAGTGACGTTGATAAAGAGTATTACGGAACCAAGATTGACCTTGGAACTAAGTACACAGATGATGCATACGATGTTATTAAAATTTCTACACCTAATGCTGCTGCAAAAGATAAGTTTGAAGCAGCGCAGCAACGCGAGGGTGAAGGACAGAATGTTGTTACTGAAGGAGCAGGAAAGAATGGTTCATTAGACCCAAATCTTCCTGTTTACTTTGTATCTCGTCGTGGTGAAGATGACAGCAAGCCTTTTGCTGTTGCACAGCGTTGGTCTGATGTTCAAGATTACATTTCACAAGACGAACCTAATTTTGAGAAGGGCGAACTTCCAAATCCAGCAAAGATGCTAGATGAAGGAGGAGAAGAACCAACTCCAGATACTCCAGAAGAAACTCCTGCATCAGAAGTTCAGGGTGAATTAATTCCTAAGGTTTCAAAGAAGAACCTTAAGAAGAATATGAAAGAGTATAAGAAGAATCTAAAGGACTATGAAGAAAACGGTGGGCTATTCCCACTTGACCCAAGTAAGGACCACATTCTTCTTCCTGATGGTTCTGTAGTTGACGCTGAAACTGGAGAGTTAGAACGCGATGCGTCTGGACAAGCTCCTACAGAAGAGCCAGCAGTAAAAGCAAAATTAGATGTAGGACCAAAATTAAATCTTCCTGAACAAATAAAAGATAGCGGTAAAAAACCAGCTGAGCCAACTCCTGGTTACTACAACGTAGACCGCGGTGAATACACACCTGAAGGCCCTATTGACGGACAAGAAGCTTCTGACTTTACAGATGACCCAGCGGAGCTTGCACAGAAGTTTGATACTCCAACTCTTGAGAAATCTCTAGAAGATGGTGTTAAGGGAACAGAAAAATCTCCTGCAACTGGTTATGGAACTTTGCCATTTGAAGATGGAGATGAAATTGTTCCAGCAGAAGCAATTTACAACGCTCTTAAAGAGCAGGGTGAAGATGCTGATGCAATTCTTGATGGTATTTATGGAAAGAAAGATGCAACTCCAGAAGTTTCTGATGAAGTTAAAGATGAACTTGGTAAAGACTTACCAGAAGTGCCAGAAATGGAAGGCGGAGACCCAACAGAGCTTCCTACACTTCTTGAAGGTTTGTCTGACGATGAGAAGGATAACTACGCCAAGACTGGTGAGTATAAGCAATATCTTCCAAAGAATGACACCTTTGATGTTCCAGAAGATTACGCAGAGCTTTCTCCAGAAGCATTTGATAAAGACCAATACGTAATTCCTGAAGATGCACCTGAAGGATTTAATTACGACCCTGTTGATATTGCTAATTACTACGACACGGAAGATTTGAAGGGCGAGTTGCGTCGTGCTCTTGAGCCAGGAAATGAAATGCCTGGTTATGGAATGCTTGGCACACAAACCGACGATGGTGAAGAGTATTCAGCGTATGTTCCAGGCGAAGCAATTCGTGATGCGCTGCAATTACAAGGTGAAGACACCAATGCTTTGACCAAAGAAATCTATGATGAAGGTTTCGCTGGTCAAGAAGAAGACGCACTGACTCCTGAGCAAATTAATGACGCTCTAGAAGGAGAAGCACCTGATACAGAAGAAATCACACCAGAACCTGCCCAAGAAGCGCCTACCGAAACCACGGAACAAGCTCCGTCGGATGAAAAGGGACCCGAAGCCGTTGACGGAGTTGCAGTTGGAGAACCAACAGGACCAGCAAAGTTAAAGGCTAAAACTACTGAACTTAAAGCAGGAGATGTCACAACAAATGACTTCTTCACAATTGAGTCTATAGAACCTTCTGAGTTCCCAGGTAAGTCATGGGTTACTGGTTACTATCCAGGTCACGTCTCACAAAAAACTAAGTTGTGGAACAACGACACTGATATCTCTGTATATAGAAATATTGATGCTCCTACAAAGGGTGACTTGCCTGTGCTTTCAAAGCCAAAGGCAAAAGAGTATGACCCTGAAGGAAAGGTTTACAAGAACCCTGAAGGAGTTTGGGTTCCTAAAGATGCTGCTGCACAAAAACAATATTTAGCAGATTTTGAAAAATACAACGAAGAACTTGCTCAAGCTAAAGAAATGTGGTCTGCTCCTGAAGGATTAGAAGAGTGGGTTTCTGAATCTGAAGCTCCTGTTTACACACCAAGCAAACCTGTCGGTGTTGTTGGGGTTGGAGCAACTGAAGTAAAACCAGGAGACATTGCCTTCAAGAAAGAAGGAAAGAATGACTTCTACGAGTATTTCATTGTCCAAGATGTAACAACTGATGAAACTGGTAATGCTGTCGTTACAGGTTACTATCCAGGTCATCAGTCTCAAACAAAGACTTGGAAGGGCACCACTCCTATCGAAGTAATTCGTGGTGCATCTGATTTACCAGAACCAGGCAAGAAGCCAGCACTCGAGCGTCCAAAGAAGGATGACCCTGCATACAAAGAGAAGTATGCAGAGTTCAATGCAGCAAAGAAAGAGTCTGCTGCAACATTTACTCCTCCAATTGATGTAGATGCACTTCCACCTAAGCCAAAGAAGGTCTCACGCCCAACACCTCCTGCATTTATGGGAGATAAGCTCAAGGCAATTGCTGCTGAAGCAAATGGTGACCCAGTTAAATTTAAAGAACTTCTTGCTAATGAAGAAGTAGTTCATCTTGACTTTGAGAGCACTGGAGGATTTACATCTCCAAGCCCAATTCAAGTTTCAATGACCAAGGTTAAAAATGGTGAAATCATTGAAGAGAAGACTCTCTTCATGAACCCAGAACAACCACTTGACTCTTTCTATACTGACAAAGACCCTTCAGAAGTTCTTAAAGACTCAGATGGAAACCCAATCTCTGATGAGTTCTTGTCTAAGCAGATGTCGCAAGCAGATGCATTTAAAGAAATCTCTGACTTCCTTGGTGCAGACCCAATTGTTTCTGCACACAACATGCCATTTGATGGAGAAATCCTTCGTCGCAAGATGGCCGAGTATGGACTTGATTACAAGCCAGCTGGCGAGATTGACACACTCTCACTTGCTCGCAAGGTTATTAATGGAAGCGCAGGAGACCACAAGCTCGAGGCTGTAGCAAATCGTTATGGACTTGCTGAGCCAAACACTGATTGGCACGATGCTTCTGTTGACGTTGCTGTATTGCCTGGAATTCTTAACAATCTCTTGGATGAGATGGCTGTTACTAAGTCTGGTATCGATGTTCTTGACCTTGAGAAGTCTTCTGCAGATTATGACAAGGCAAAAGCAGAGTACGACGCATACAAGTCTGGAAAGAGCAAAGCAGACTCCGAACTTGTTATGGCAAAGACTTTTGCAGATGGTATGGCTGGAAAAGATGTTCCAGAAACCGATGCTCTTGTCAAGGCTATGCCAAAAGACAAGCCAACTTCAGACGAAGTTTCACCATCTACTTCTGCAAAGCCAACCGAACTTTCAGATGGAGATTTCCAAGTCGAATCAGTCTTGGGCGGAAACGTATCCAACAACTGGGTATCTGACCCAGAGAACACAACAAATGTTGGAGCAATTGCTGTTGAAGAGTGGCAACCAGGCGACTTCATCAAGGCAAAGCATGATGGATTCCACGAAATTATTTCTATTACCCCAATTGAAGGCGACGACAAGCGTGTGCTTGTTAAGCGCAGACTTCTTGCAAATGGAAAAGAGTATGAATCTGCTTGGGTTAAGTATCAAGCTTACGAAGTATGGCGTCGCAACGGTGAGCCAGAAGCTGTTCCTGCACCAGAGCCAGAATTAGAACAACCACAACTTGAGATTGATGAAGCTCCTGAAAAGGAAGCAAACGCTGGTAAGTGGAATGATTACAACATTGCAGAAGGTACAGATGGTGTCTTCTACGCAGAAAATATTTCTGCTGCAGATGTTCAAGCTCTAAAGGCTGGAACTCTTACTCCTCCTAAGCTTCCATTCTTTGCACCTCTTGGTGGTGGAAACAATCAGGAAACTGGAGAAGGTTACTTCTTTACTTCAGATGGAAAGCGTTTCTGGGGCAAGTACGGTGCTGGTGGTGCTCTTATCCGTCGTAAGAATGCAGATGGAGAGTATGAATACTTCCTTGCAAAGCGTTCTAGTTCTTTGTCACAAGGTGGCGGTAAGTGGGGAATCCCTGGAGGAGCCCATAAAGACCAAACAATTGCTAAGGCTCCTAATGCAACTGCAAAAGAAGAGTTTATGGAAGAAGTTGGCGGAGACATCTCTGCACTCGAGCCAATCTACGTTGACACAAACAAAGTCGGCGCTGAATGGGCATACGAAACTTCTGTCTTTGAAGTAGGACCAGATCAGTACAACGATCTTTCATCAAAGGATGGAGAGAACACTGCAACTGGTTGGTTCACTGGAGACCAAATTAAGAAAATGGCTGATGCAGAAATGCTTCATCCAGACTTTGCTGATTCTTTCTCAAATATTGTTAGCAACTTAGAAGATGAAGATGCTAAAACAGATAAGCCAATCCCAGAGCCTGAAGTTAACGTTGAAGATGTACAAGCAACATTTGATACTTCAAACTGGAAAAAGACGGGGTCTCAAGCTGGCTCTAATCAAGGTGCTTTCTATACAGACCCAGACACTGGTAACCAGTATTACGTTAAGAAGCCAAAGTCTGACAAGCATTTTGCTAATGAGGTTCTTGGTGGAGCACTCTATGAAGAAGCTGGAGTTAAGTTTGGTCGTGCATACAAAGGCATAGACAAAAATGGAAACTCCGTTCTTGTTTCTCCACTAGTTGAAGGTTCAGATGCAGACTTTGGAAGCAAGAAGAGTGATTCAGATGTAAAGAAAAACGCTCAAGACGATTTTGCTGTAGATGCTTGGTTAGGTAACTATGATGTTATCGGACTTGAGTATGACAATGTTCTAACCGACAAAGATGGCAATGTAACTCGTATTGATGCTGGAGGCTCTCTTCTATTCCGTGCACAAGGCGGAACTGATAAGGAGTTTGGTCCAGAGGCAACTCAAGTTGATTCGATGCGTAATCCAAAAGAAAACCCACAAGCTTCAGAAATCTTTGGAGATATGACAGATGAGCAAATTGCAGAGTCTGTAAAGAAGGTTCAAGCTGTAAGTGAAGAAAAAATTGATGAACTTGTTGATGCAGCGTTCCCAGATGATGCAGAAACTGCTGAACAGCTTAAGACAACTCTTAAAGCACGTCGTCAATATCTTATTGACCGTTTCTTAGGTGGACAACCAGCTGAAGAAACATCAGAGACACCAGAGAAGCCATCTGTTGATTCAAACACAACGGTTCTCGACACTTCAGGTGACTTAGAAGCACAGTTAGCTGATGCTCAAGCTGCTGGAAAGAAAGTAGCTTTTAAGTACAACGGAAAAGAAAGAGTTGTAACTCCAAAAGGAGTGTGGAAGAACCCACAGAATGGCAACATCAACCTTTCAGCCATTGATGAAGAGGGTGTAAAGAAGAATTACACACTTTCTAAGTTTGAGCAGAGCGGTTCTACTGCTTCAGAAGCACCAGAGGCTGCTCCAACACCTGAGAAGGAACTTCCACAAGCTCCAGAGGCTGCTCAGATTGATCCAGCAGAGAAGCAAAAGGTTCTTGATGAAGTCTCTGCTCTTGCAGAAAAACTTTTTGGTAATAAGGGTAAGACAAAAGACTTACTTGAATCTTTAAAGGGTCAAGATGGTGCTAACACAGACCTGATTGATTCAATTCTTGAAGATATAAACACTCCATCTGCTCCTGCAGATGCAACTCCAGAAGAAAAGATTCAATCTGACCTTTCGCAAGCTCTAACTCCAGATGAAGACGCTGCTCCAGAAGATGAAGTAGCGCCAATTGACCCTGTAGCACTTGCAGAAGAATTAAAGAAGCCTTTAGACCCAGATTTGATTTGGGCAAAGGTAAAAGATGAAAAGGGAATTTCTGTACTTGAAAACGGTGACATTGTTGTTGCTGAGAATGTAACTCCAGCTGGCTCAACTATTTACACAATGGTTAAGCGCAACGCTGATAATACATTTAGTGTCTATCACCGAATCAAAGGTAATGACGGAACTTCTAGAGTTAAAACTCTTGCAGGACGTTGGCACTCATACACTGCTCTCTCTAGCCGTATCGAGAACGAGAAGTGGAAAGCAAAGATAACTCCAAGTAAAGTTATCTCAAAATCTAAGCCAGAAACTCCAGGAACTATTGCACCTTCTGCAATCCCTACAAAGAAGGGTGCTTACGTATCTGCTGATGGCAAGACTCCAATTAAGGTTGGAATGATTGTCAAAGATACCAAGACTGGAAAGATTGGAAAGGTTGTATCTCTTAAGGATGAGCTTGTTACATCTAAGAGCAAATCAAACCCACAGGGTTACACCTATACAGATGTTGCAAAAGTCCAATGGGAAGATGGAAAGAAGAATTGGAAGGTTTCAACCTACCTAGATATTCAAGATACTTCAGGAGTAAAGCCAGATAAACCAGAAGATGATGGACCTACTGGTGGCGGTGGAGGAACACCTACAACCCCTAAGACTCCATCCAGTCCTGCGCCAGTAAACAGCACAGAGCCTAAAGTTGAGTTGCCTAAATACGAAGGCGCGGATTTAGCAGGTGCTACTTCAATTAAAGATGTAGAAGCAAAAGCAGTAGATAAAAATTCTATTGGTCATTTAGCTTCATATGGTGCAAACGATTACAGCGATTACAAGCAGTTCTTGCAAGGTGAACTTATTAAAGACCCTAACTCTAAGAACATGGCTCCTGGCATTTTGGTTCAAAACGCTAACCCAAATGATTCAGACCAAGATTTAACTAGCTATGGAGTTATCTCAAAGCAAGATGCAAAGACTGGTGACATTGAGGTTTCATACTTTGATGGTCCTTTAGCTGGACAGACAAAATCTACAAAGTCAGACAAAATCTGGTCCCGTGAAAAGTTTATTACTCCAGAGCAAGCAAAAGAATTAGACATTGAAATTGACCAAACTCTATTTGATAAGTCAAAGGCTGCTGCAAAAGCTAAAGGTGAGTTATACGCTAAACAACAAGCCGAAAAGCTAAAGAAAGCTCAGCAAGCTGCTGAAGCAAAAGCTTTAAAAGATAAGTTCACAGTTAATGGTCCAGGTTTTGCTATTCAAACTTTAGATGCAGCCCCTGACTACTCTGTATCTCCTCACCCAAGTGTTCCTTCTTTAGTAGATGCTCTTAAAATGGCAAATAATGACAACCCAGCGGAAGCTGCTAACGGTTCAACTACTTTGCTTGACTCGGATTCAATTGAGGATTTAGAAGTTCACGTTGGTATGGTTACTGACAAAGATGGTCAAAAGAAAATTCGTCTGCAATTTACTCTAACAAGCTGGGCTGGAAAGCAAGTAACAGCTAAAGCAGACTCAGACCCAAATATTACAAAGACCAAAGCTTTAAGACTTGATAAATGGAAAAAGCAACCAGACGGTTCTGTTGTTTGGCAAGACACTTGGGATACCAGCACTGTTGATTCAAACAAGAACGGTGTGACTTTCGAAGGACCTGCTGGAAAGGGAACTTTCCTTCTTCACCGTGCATCTAAGTCAATAGATGACACCGAAGTCGATTTCTTTAAGTATCACAGTAGTAGTCCATACGCTGTTTCATTTCACAACAAAGCAGAGATTTATCTGCCAGCA